GATCTATCACACTTCATATAGATGATACACAGAATCGATTTGGGGAATAAATAATAGTCATGCCTAAATACATGACTATTATTATCTATTATTTGTTCTCCATTATTATCATATCTATATGATATATAATCTATTCCATCCTTAAAATTAAAAGATGATATTACATCCTTAATCCAATGTTTAAAATCATACTTACATTCTAACAATTTATGAACATGTTTTGCGTCAATCATTTTTCTGTCGTTTATTAACACAAAAGGAATACAAGTATTATCCATAATAAAAAAAATAGGCCCAAAAGAGAATGTCAGATCCCACTATGACAAACCCTAATGAGCCAAAAATATCTTTCAACATCAAACAACCAGAGGTGGGATCTCGTTGTTCATTGTTTCTGGAACAAAGATAGGAACAGGATTTTAAATAACAAATATTTTAATACTTTTTAAAACAAACCAGGGCCCGCATCACTGCGAACCCTGATCTACACTAATCTAAACTAATACCATGAAAAACTTAAATCTAAAAACTAAAGAACACACAAATGTATGAAAATGTATGGTTTTCACAAAGAATCTGTATCCTGTTCTTTTGTGTGATTCAAGACATGGGATATAGTTCTGATACTTAATCCGGTTTGATTTTGTATCAGATTATAAATATAGGATTTTGAAACTACAGTTCTTAATTGACCTAAATCATTCATAATGTTTTTATACATAAGATGAATGCTGTTGTTACGTTTGATGGTACTGATTCTCATTTCCTACTGTTATTAGTTACGTCCGGTTCTTACTTTTTCCTATTTCTATAATCCCTTCCTGAAACTAATATTGCAAACTTAATAAAAATAATTCATAAACAATGAAAATCTAACTTTTCTTGTATGTTATTGATATACGTGCATATATGAGAAAAGTGAGACTTTCACAAGCCTCACTTTCCAAATCGTAATTATGAAAAAACTATATTATATGTATACAAAAATTACCTGCATTCCAATTTATTAAGATCATCCAATTCAGACTTGCTTACGGTCATATCTTGCGTCAAGCCAGATTTGTTTTGGTATGGAGCGTAATCGGTTTCTACCGTCTTAGCCTTCTGAGTAGAATCGTATTTCACCTCCGATTCGGTTCCTGTTAGATTTTGGTAGATAGAGCCGGAACTACTTTCGCCAACTTTAGTGAACACCATGTCTCCTATTCTGATAAAATTATCATACAAACCTTCTACGATAACATTATCATCCTGCTTAGTTATGTTATGATCCCGAACCTCATTTAAGAGATTAGGATGTTTCGTAAAAAGATCGTGATAGAAATCAGAACCGGCATATAACATATCATAATAATCCAAATAGAACAGATCTGTAAAAGAAGGATCGGTGCTGCTCATGCTATACTCAAATAACTGCTCACGATCATTACCTGCCAAAGATAGTTCAATTTGTTTTAACGTATCCGGATCTGAAACGGTAAGACCCAGTAAATGATCTGGTTTAAAGTCAAGATACTTGTATGCCCCTTCGTACACTTCCGTATTATGAAGCTTATTTTCAAGATAAGATTGGTATAAATCGAATAAGAGTAAAGGATTCTCTTTGTCCTGCTTTCTGTTTATGTATCGGCTAAACTCCCGTTCTTCATTAACATACGGGCTTCCAGGAACAACAAGATGACCGAACGCCAATCTGGTAGCATTCATCTCTTCCGTATTCTGAGAATCGGTATAAGACAGGACGTATTTTTTAATAGAATCAGCAAGGGCCTTACTATCTACGTTTTTCACGCGGAGCTTATCTAAAACACCATCCTTAAAACAATATTCAGGATAGATACCAGGTGGGAAATAAGTTAGACTCCGCTTGGCAAGCTCGGCAGCTATATCGTACAAATCACCTAAATTATCTCTTTCTACCTTATGATATAGGTTTCCACCAAGATAAAGCAGAGAATGATTTTCAAATGCCGATACCGGATCTATGTCAGATTCCATATAAACGATATTCATATTATCCATATACTCTGGCAGAAACATAACACGGCGATCCTGGCTATCTCCAAGAACGTCATCGATAGCAGAAGCTAAGGTAGGAGCATAAGTATCATCGTTGCGCCTTGCTACATAAATATCAAGATCCAGCATCAAGCTATCAATTTTATTCAGCGATTCTTCTGTTCCGTCATATGCCTTAGACACGCCTACGATATCTATACCAAGACCTACACAAGCCTCTTCTACATCCCATATCATACTTCTAAGGTCTTCTTCTGTATCAGCATTAACCCTGTTTAGAAAGGCTGATATACGAGCTCGTAATGACTCAGATCCAATAGGGCTGTAATAAGCATAATCTTGCAACTTTGATAATGACCGTCTCTTCCCTTCTACGATATTATTATCTTCTAAAGCCACAACCGGAACGATGTTCATATTCGAAAATTCGTTGAACAGCGACAAGGCAAAACTCTTATCCGACTGATATCTTTCAACTAACTCCGGATATGAATCAGATAAAGATTCGAAAGCAGCATCAAACTCTGAAGCAACACTAATACCTCCTACTGTATTTTTTATAACCTCGTAAACTTCAGCCGGATTATATGATGCTCTCTTTCCTAATTTATTGAAGACACCATTTTTATACACAACAGGACCGTATGGTTTTTCTACGGTTGTGAAGTAAGACTCTTTCCCGAGATCGTGTTCGTTATTGGAATAATCTAATAATAACCTCATAAAAGAGCTGACCTCATTAAGTACAGAAGGATTATCTAATATCCTACTTATCTCTGTCTCATTGTACAAGCCGGATCTCCTTAGATTTTCTTCATTTAGGATAAGATTACCATCCACATAAAAAGAGCTTCTAACTCTATTAATAAGAGATCGTATGCTATATATGGAATTGGATATCATAACATCTCTTACATCCTTAACATCCTGAGCCGTTAAAGGATCAGCAAAATAAGTCTGACGCTTCATATACGACAGCACATCTTCTAAAAGAGGTTCGCCATTGGAATCGGTGTTAAACATCTCCCCTGGAGCCGGGTTATTCCAATGACCGTAATACGACAAAAAACCAGGAGTGTAAGCCTTAGCCCATACCTGAAGGGCCCGCTCGCTGTTTCCTAATACTTTTAAAGCACTTTCGTAAAGAACGGAAGGCTCCCCGTTAGGAGCCTTAACCCGTTTTATTTCATTTTCCTTTTTTTCTATCTGACATTTGACACCCATTGTAATTAACTTTTTTGCAAAGTTAATTATAAAACCGACTTATACAATGACGGATCCCAAATTCCTTCTATATAAATCTCCGGAAAACTCAAACTGCCATCACGAAGAGTGGTGACTTCCAAGCTGGGAATGTTGAAAACAGTACTGGTATCACCAAACCCACCATTCAACTTGATAGCATTTCCGCTGTTATTAGCCTCATAATAAAAATAACAATAATTTTCATTAATGCTTGGATCATATTCGTACCAATATGTTAGATCTTGTATATGATCTTCTATGTTACCAATTTTGTTTCCACCTAATATAAAAATACCATTATTGCTATGATTATAAACCATAGATTCATAACCACCATAATTCCAATTACTATTAAACATTATGTAACTAACATCAGAATCATGATCTTTTAATACAGGTCCTATATGTATATGAATTTTATTAAACTGACATACATAAGGTCTTTTTCCTCCAAGCCTTTTTATATCTTCATTGGATAACTTATTATAACATCCTCCCACAAAATTATCCGCAGCATTAAAAAATCTCCTTCTCATACTTAACACTCCTTATTTAACTCATTTATCGAATCCGAATTATCAGAGCCTTCTACAAGATTCTTATTCCTATCTATCTCTTCCTGGCTCATATTACTAATCATATTTTGTATTTTCCTACCAGATTGAGATAAAGAACGGATGAATGCGCTGGAACTTATCTTAACTCCAAGATCCGGTTTTGCCCTAAACGCTTCACCGGTACTGATATTATACAAATCATACACACCTGAGTTCATATAGAATTTATATATCCAGTTTCCACCAGCTTTTTTGTACCCTAATTTGGTTAACTCGACTACACTCATACCAAATTTAATGCCATTACGACCCATTATCTTCTCCGGTATAGGTTCTACCTTAGCCGGAACAGATGTATATGCTTCATCGCCGCCGTACAGGAAATAAGGGGTTGTCACCCTTGATATGTGAGTAAGCGACTCTTCGGATATACGAGGTTCGTCTTTCGCAGCCTTAGATCCTTTCCTTAGATTGGATATTCTAATAAAAGGATCGTATGTCAAAAAGGTTAAGCCGTATTCTACTTTATAACCTGATACGCCGTTAAGGTCCCTTATAGCCTTAGTCGTATGCGAGTGATTGATGGTGTCTATACCATACCTTGATTCCATATCGGTCATAATACTATTAACCTCATCTCCCTCTACATAAACCTCTTCTCCTTCCGGGATAGAGGTTATGCCGGCAGCCCTTCTAAGTAACCATAAAGTAACTTCAGCAATGTCAGAGAACTTATCTCCGTTCTTCCTATAGTTATCTACTCTTCCTTCTTCAGATCCAGGTAATTCGACATTTCTTTCAACTTCGACATTTGTTCTGGATTGTCCTTTGCCTTCTCCATCTCCCTTTTTATCGCCATCTTCCTCAGTGCGTACTGCACCGCCTTCTGCACTTCCTTCTTTTCCATCATTTAAAATATTATATGATTCTGACTCTATAGACTCCACAACAGCATCATACTCTGGTATGCCGCTAAGGAAATCTGCTACGTTATTCAAAAACTCTATTTTTTCCTCGTTTGTCATATCAAGGCTTTCCACGGGCCTCCATATGGCAGGCAAGTTGTTTGATTTTATTGCAGTAGAAACATCTTCTACAGTTTTATTATCCACCGTAGGCAAAACTTTAGAAACCAAATTATTGATGTCAGATTCCATTTTTTCTACTTCCTCTTTTGTGCCATATTCCTTTAGGGTGTCCATGCCATTGACTCTAAGAGAATAATTCAAAGCCTTACTTGGAACAAAATTAATATATTTCAAAAAGTTTTTCAACTCTGATATAATTTGTTCGTCAGATCTTGGCCCAACATAATCAACCACCACCTGATCTGTTTGAGAACGAAGCCAAGAAACGTATTCATCTAAGGTCTTACCACCTTTCTTGGAAGGAGTGGATATCTTATCACCTACTGTTCCTTTAGGTTCTAATCCCATTTCCTCCTTAAGACTTTTAGGATTACCCCTCTCACGAAGAAACCTTAAGTCGCCTCCTACAATCTTCCTTGCTATAAAATCAAAAATATTAGCATAAGGCGGCAATCCTTCTTTTTCTATATGAGATTCTATTTCGTTTAACATAAGAGAGAAGTTTTTCCTGGAGGTACGCTTCTTGCCAGGTAAAGACTGTGCAGCTTGTGCCGCAGGAGCCGGCTGAGCTAATGGCGCCGGCTGAGTCCCCCGGACAGCCCCTTCCTCTGGCATTTCCTCTTCATAAACATCCACGTATTCTTTAGAAGTAACGGTCTTACCCTCATCAGAGAAAGGAAGAACATCCTCTATAAGTGATTTAGGTCTTGAAGATGATTTACCAAACTGAATCCTGATCTTAGGAGCAACAAACATCTCACCTTCGAAATCTATTCCAGATTCTACTTCAGACGTCACAATGTCTTTCACGCTCCTACTTCCATCTTCTACCCACTTAACAACATCAGGAACTGTAGATAATTCTTCTATAGCCTCACGAGCTTTTCTAAGACCTGAAATAGGATTCAAATACGATACTTGATACGAAGCCGGATCAAGACCTAACTTGGTTAGATACGCATTAAGATCTTGTATGTCATCTTGACCCATCTGCAACAATTCAGAGTCACCGGATTCAAACAGCATATCTATAAAAGAAATCCATTTCTGCCCTTCCTCTGATTCCACCGAACGTAGACTAACCGGGAAAAGATAATTAAGACCGTTTTTACCCTTGATAACAACTACCGGAACTCTTACATTTTTGTAATTATTTCCCTTGTCATTTAATATAGAATAAGCAAATGGGAAGCCTGTGTATTTAGATCCGTTCTTAAGCACGACTTTGCCATTTAATACATATCCTACATCAGATACTTTTTCAGCACCTTTTTCGGTAATAGGGAGATTTTCTACCTGGCCATATCCTTGACCGTTTACCTTCATGTTAAACACCGGTCTTCCGGGAAGAGTCTGGGCAACAACATGCGTGCCGACGCTGATGGTAGCCGACCGGCCAGCATCTTTCTTCCACTTGTTAAATGCCGTTCTTCTTATTTTACTTATACCGTCTATGCCTCCCGTATCAGCTTTTACAACAGAAACGAATCTGTTCCCACTCATGACCTTGATAACCATATTGGACACCAGTTTATTCTCAGCAGATTCTATTCTTTTTTTATCGCCGGACTGAACAGCATCATTGTATTCGGCAAAAAGAGACTGATTATAGGTATCATTTACATCTATTTCGAGATTAACCTTATCTCCTTTTTTCAAAGAAGATAATGCTTCCTGATCTATTTTATCTACCTCATTCTCTCCGAATCCAACACCCGTTCTGTATGGAACCAACTCATCTGAATCAAGACGCTTATAAACCAAAGAATATGAATTACCCACATCCTGAATAGACACATCTGTGTAAAGATTAAGAACACGAGCCGATTCTTTGTCTATAGACCATCTCGCATGATAAGGCAGTTCAATTATAGTAGCCGTTTCACCACCTATGTTAAGAGAATACCTTTTAGTGCCATTAGCGTTCGTTTCAGAGCTTATTTGAATAGGAACCAATGATTTTATGGAAGATATAAATTTATCGGCTCTAAGACCCGCAATTTCATACCTTTCATTGCCATCATTGGATATTCTTCTTACCATCAACGTCTCTGGATTCTGGGCGCTATCTATGTTGGCTCCCGGCGTATTGTCGGATTCATCTAACTCATTTACAAGAGAATCTATATTGGTATCATCCTCCCCGAAATTACTTAACGTAGATTCAGAGATACGACCTTTATCAATAATCCTGTTTTGCTCGATATAAGGAAGGAGGTCAGTGATATTTCCAACTTGGCCAAGATCTTCTATGGTAAATACCGAATCGGCAAGCTTATCTTCGTCAACTTTCTCCCCTTTGTCCCGTCTGTTCATTATATCAACATACGAAGAAATAGCATCATCAAGTTCCTTCCTTTGATCTGGTTCTAAATTGGATTTAGCCATATCAATAATAGCTTTATTATCCTCATACACAGATCGATGTTCAGTAAGTCTCTTAACTTTATCTGATAAATCTTTTATCATCTTAGCCGGACTGTCTCCAAGAAATGATATGTAATCATCAATATCCTGCTTGTATTTATCATATATCTCCTTCTCTCTTGGAGATAAAAGATCTTGATTACCTGTATATATCTTGTCTACTATACGCTCTCTAACCTCTATAGGTGCAGACGAAAGATCTTCCATAGCCAACTCATAATCAAAATCAGACAATATATCCTCTTTCGGTTTCTGAGTTATACCATCATTTAAATGACCAAATACTTTCATTGTAAATGCCTCATCTGAATCTATTTCACCATTGTTCAGGAGTTCATTTATTTTTTCATCTAAACTGATATTGTCTCCTTCCTGGTTCTGATAAAAACGATCACTTTCTATAGGCTTGGTATCGGATGACACCATATCATTTAAGAACTTAGAGAATAAAGAAAAATCGTGTCTCATAAATTTCTTATCCTGCATAGAGTTCATGAATGACCGTAGAACCTTATATTGGGTAATAGCTTGCTGGTATTTTACCACCATCTTTCTTAAATCCTCTGCTTCTTTCTTCCCCTTATTGTTCTCGATATAAGTGCTTAAAGAAGCAACAGAATCATAAGCTTTTAATATATCTTCAGCAGTTATCGTTTCAGATTTAAACAACTCAAGAGCTGATACTCCAGGATCAAAAGAATAAAATACTTCTTTATAACTACTAAGAAGATCTTCTGACAACCTTCTATATTCCTTATTAAGATTATCGTATTTAATAGTTTTTTGTTTTATAGCCTCTGCTTCGGTATCATTACCGTCCTCTACTCTTCTCGGAGTTGTAGCCAACCTCTCTATTTCAGCATTCAGATCATTGATCTCATTACGCAATTCCCTTAACTGATTAGCTGTATCAAAAGCTTGACTTGATAATGAATAAAACGTATTTATATCATCAAACAAATTATTGTCATTTACATAATCAGCAATATCATTTGATGTTTCCATTGCTATATCCTCTGCATCCAAGCCTTTAAATACAGCATTAGCAACATTAGACCGGTAAAGATCGGATGATGTTTCAGCAGTAACAGCCTCAGCGAAAGAAGAAGCTTTTTTATAATTGGCTAACTTCTTATCAAAATCTTTTATAATATCTTCCTTGTATTTTTTAACAGTTTCTTCATCTACTTTCATTTCAGAAGCCAACTCACTTTCGTCAAGGCTTTTAACCATTGACCTGAAATTGTTAGCCGTATCCTCTAACATTCCCATTCTGTCAGATAATTCAAATTTAGAATAATAATCTGATTCAGGATCATTCATTTGAGCATTAAATTCGGCTAAATTTCGCATAGAGTCTTTTACAGATTGAGAAGTAAAAGCATTATTACTATTAAATTTCTCAACATCAGTATTAATAGTACGCTCTTTATTTCTCCTTTCATATAAACCAAAAGCACCATTTCTGGCTCCAAATAAACCACCAATCAGGGCTCCTATGCCAATCTCTTTCAATCCTTCTTTGGTTGTAAATTGTTCAGCTATGGCCTTAGAAAAAGAATCAACTATAGAAGACGTAGCATCAAGATACGTCTTATCATATCTTGATCTAATAAAATCTTCCCCCATGCGCTGAGCAACACCTTGCATGCCTTCCTCCCATACACCTTCAGATATGGGTCTTTTAGATACATTCCAAACAGTAGCTAAGGATTTCTGGAATAAATTTGCTTTTACCGTCTGTAATCTTCCAGCATCACCCGCCACCTTCTTAGTTCCTAATCCAAACAAATAACGATCTACAAAACTCTTTGATCCCCTATATGTGTTTGATACACCCTTTAATCCAGGTATGTATTTAGAAGCAAAACCAGTGTCTACTCCAAGATATTTTCCCAGAAGAAGATAATTGGATAATCCAACTATACCCATATTAGCTAAGAATATGCTGTTTGCCGTATCGGAAATAGAACTCTTAAATTCAGCCATCTCAGACTGATTAGGATTCCGACCATACATATTTTTAAAATATTCCTTGTATTTACTTTCAGAGTCTTTCATGAAGGACTGAGCTTCCACGGCAGACTCCCAGCCGGCGCCCACAAACGTATTTACTCCTACCTTGGCCACATTGCCTATGGCCCTGCCGTACATCGCTCCTGCTCTATACGCTCCAAAAGCGGATTTTACAGCACTTGCCGCAATCTTAGACGCTGCCATCTTTCCGGCCACTCTCATCCCTACTTTAGCGCCAACAGCTCCAAGACTTGACACACCCATCCCACCTGTAAGGTAGGCAGACAGAATAGCGCCTGTCGTAAACGATAGACCATTTCCAATAACATCATTAAAAATAAAATTTGCAGTTCCAAGACTCTGCAAAAATCCCATATCACGCTCTTCTCTTGTATAATAATGAGGAAGAGAGTGGTTTATTCTTTCATCTATATCATTTATGGTCCGTGTAAAATCATTGTCAAATGCTGAAGATAACGTACCAGTCTTTATAAGATTATACGCAGCCGGGATAATACCTACTACTCCTGATACACCATATAATGCTGTTTTTGTGACAAGCTTCCCTATGCCATTAACAGCCTTATTCCAAGTAGTTTGCCTTCTTCCGTAATAATCTTCATTATCCCTTCCTGGCATATAACTTTTAAACTTTGCAAGACCGATGTTCCCATCGGATAAAAAGTCATATGCTTCATCTAACTTAATAGTTCTTCCTTTACCAAATACACCAAAATCAGCAGCAGATGACTGTTGATTACCAGCTATAACCTCACCATAAGACGTTTGTTTACCAGAATAAGTATTCCTTGATTTATCTTGAATAGATTTTATCATGGAATTTAACTTATTATAAGACTCCTCTTTCTTCTTTCTTGGATCATCTCCACCATTCAGAGCCGATTTTAGTCCAGAAAAAGATGTGTCTACATCAAAAGAAGTATCTATTCCGCTAATATCAGACCCTTTTTCTGAATCATCATCAGGATTTATGGCTGATACCGGGGGAGTATATGAACCTACTTTCATCCTCTCCATCTCTCTTTTTGCTCCCTCAATAAGAGAAGATTCTTCTTCATATCGCGTAGGAACTCCGGCATTATACCCTCTTAATCCAGTAGATGGTAAGAAACCTGATTTCTCTACCAATGTCTGTTCCTTATTTTCCATATATTATTCCCTATTTACACTATTCAACAACTTCATCAACTTGCCGTTTTTATTCAAAGACGTAGGCAAATTACCTCCTTCTTTTGCTGTCACCATATCCTTAATCTCTTCTGTTATGGCTGCCACAACAAAATCAACTATTTTTTTCTGAGGCGCAACAGCAAGTTCTTTAGACACATTATCCGCAAACCATACATTAGGAGTATCAAACGAATCTATTAACTCAGGTTTACCATTCTCCATAAGATAAAGCCTTGTCTCATATCCATAACCGTAACTTGTCTTAGGATCATAACCTTCAACCTTTACACCAAGCTTTCCACTGTTATCCAATATATCTTTAGCTGCATTAAGAAGCCAAATCTTTTGTTCTGGCATATCATCTAAATTATTACCAAATTTATTTATCATATCTGATAATACTTTCATCATTGAAGATACCGAAGCATAAGCAGGTGATATATCTGAATTTTCAAGCATCTTCGGATACCACATATTAGTATCACTTCCAAATGTGGGTCTTATAATACCACTTTCGTATCCACCTATATCGACAGAAGGAGTATTAATGCCAGGATCTATTCCACCTTTTATCAACTCCGTTTCAGACACCTCAACAATATCTATCTCTGTTCTTTCACCGGTATGATTAGCAACCAAACTATAAATCTTTTCTCCATTGTCGGCTATTCCAGATTCTGTCAAAGAAAATGATTCAATAGTTGCCGATGATGATTTAGATTTACCAACAGGATGCTCTGCCATTTTTTCAGTAAATAGATCCCTGAGAACGCCCATCTCTCTATAACCAGCCTCCTTGGAGGTTAATTTGGTTGAATACGTTACTGTGTTAGGTGAATACAGTTCGAGATATTCTTTACGTATCTCATTTATACCATCATCTTGAACCTTAGTTATTTGATCAGCTATATTAATATCACTTACTGCATAGTTTCCAACGCCCTCCATTCCACTAATAGAATACAGTGCATTAAAAAACACCTTTTCTTCACCATCCGAGAAACTATTTTTTACATCATCGTATTTTTTTAAGAAATACCTGCCACTTTTGCTATCCCTCTCAAATACTTTAGATAAATCAATGCCATCATTTTTCACCCTCTTTCTTATAGTAGCTATATCAGCAGGCGAGAATCCTTTTTCATAATATCTTACTCCAGATTCTACATCGCCGACTGTACCTCTATTTTTTCTTAAAATATCATTAAGGGATAACGCTGTAGCATAGGCTATATATTCTTCGGGTTTACCTCCTTCCTTCTGCGCGATCGCATTTGCTATTTCAGATACAATATTATCATAAATCTTATTCTCCTTCTTAATTCTATCATTCTCTATATCCATCTTGTCTACAGCGCTATTAAGCTGCATATAAGCATCTGTGGCAGCTTTTCTCTCTGCCATAGGTAGCTTATCAAACATATCATTAGAAAGACCTCCATTGTCCTTTATATACTTAAGAAGTTTTTCTTCATCCATAAGATACTTGTATCCTGATGTTTCATCCGTCATATTTCTTGATATGGCAGCTTGAATATTTTTCATGTTTTCAGCACCAAGGGCCGTAGATAGTCTACTTCCGGATGTTACAAGATCTGTATATGCCTTATTAAACTTCTTATGAGTTTCTTCTGATATGCTAATATTTTTAGTTTCGATAGGATTAGCTGAAATAGTTCCACCAGAGTTTGTGCCAACGCCCACCTGCATGGCTCGGCTTCCAGCTCTGCCGCCTGCCGCTCCTGCACCAGAGGACATAAGTTTTGCTATTCTGGCTTCATTAAGCCTATTCTGCATCTTCAGACGTTCTTCGTCTAATCCAAATCTGGCTTCATCCTTATTCTTACCATATTCAAACTCTGCAATATCCCTATTTCTTTCATATTCAAATTCTATCTTCCATTTTTCGAAATTCAAATTAGCTAATCTTTCCCTCTGATTATATTCTTTGGTTTTCCAGTAAAGCTCGTCGGCTTTGATTATGAAAGACGAATTATCATAAGCATATGAAGCAGCAGCATTATTAATAAAATTATTTTCAATAACCTTCATCGCTCCAAGATACGGATCGTAAGTCCTTTCATCCATTCTGCTAAATTCAGATTTCATAGAAGCTATTTCAGATTTGGCTCTCTTTATTTCATTTTCAACCATTTCTTTCTTTGCAGGATCAGAACCCAAACCGGAAAGATCGGCAGTAAGAGCATCAACATACCTCTGCTTATCACTTATCTGCTTATTCATAAAACCAAGAACAGAATCATACGAATATAAAGAGGGATTAGAGTCTACCATGTAAATAGCCTCCACCTGCATCTGCTGCCTTGCTTTATCTGATAACCCTGACAATGCAAAAGAAGCTATCTGTTCAGGAGTAAGCATATCCTTAGTTACTTCTTGTACTGCCCCGGTAGGATGACCATCCTTGTCAAGAATAGGAATCTGAACTTTAGCTCCTTTATGAAGCTTGCTTATAAAATCTATCCTATCTTTTAATTCCTTATTATAATCAGTATAAGGAGTATATTGAAGAGGAGCAAGACGGGAACCAGCCTTTCCATCATTCACCCATTCATTATACGGCTTTAAAGCCGCATAAGCATTCGCAGCAGAATAAAGTTCTGGATTATTTATTTGTAAATCAGATAGCATTTTATGCATTCTCCTGCCTTCTTTTGTGCCAGCAATCGCGTTAATGACCGTATCATCCAACACCGAACTGATCTCTCCTTGTATAGCTCTCGTAACACCATCAGAAGAAAGATCCACGCCTTTGAATTTTTGATTGATGTTAGCAATCACACCTGACATCTTATCTTCCATATAAGCGCGGGCTTCAGGCTTATCTATCTCTTGACCCATAAGATAATCCACCTGGGTATAGATCTTTTCACGAGCAGCATCAACCTTCTGCTGTTTGTACATCATAACATCCTTAACAAGATCTATGTTGTAAGGACTAACATACGGGGCATATTGCCTTAAAATACTATATTGTGAAGCCATCAGCTATTTCTCCTTCTCTTTTTATATTTATCTTCTTCATCATCCTCCAAGCTCTTCAAATAAGGTGTAGAATAATCACCCATATTCATCACATCCTGATTACCTTGAACGTAAATAATTTGACCACTTGGAAGCATTCTCATATTTGGAGCTATGGATGCTATGGTATTTAATGAAGTTCGAACATTAAACTTATTCTGTATCTCGCTGTTTATACTGTCATAATAACGAGCAAGATTTTCATCCCTTATAGCCATAGCTTTCAACAACCCAGATTCATAACGTTGCCTTTCTGCTATGTTCTTATCATCTGTCTGAACATAAGCCATTTCATTGAATCTATCAGCTTCGTTTATTTGCCTTGCGTTATTGAAATTTACTTCATTAACGTACTTAGCTATATTGCTTCCAGCTATGGCGTTCATATTAGCCAGAATAGCAGCTCGCTGGGAGTCGGGCACGTCACCTACTGCGTCTAACTGAGCCGATGTCGCGCGGTTGAGCTCGTTGATATACTGATCAGCAGATTGGAGAACTGGGTCTATACGTGGTGCTTGATGCCTCTCTAGACCTTCTATTTCCAAGCCAGTGTCAAGGGTTCTCAGCATTTCCGGGAAGATAGGACCGAACGCCGCCGGTCTGCCCTGTCCTTTAGGTCCGTTGTCTTCAACCACCTCCTCTGTATCGGTGTCGGTTGCAGTCGCAGGCGTACTTGCTTTCGGTTTTACCTCTATCCTTCCAGGAGATCCAATCTTAGGCGGTGTAAGGTCTGGTGCTATGGGACCGGCCTCAATAGGCTTCATTTCTGGTTTAACAGACTCAAGAACGAAGTCTATTTCCGGCATTAACCCACTATCTCTTAAAGCAACAAACTTATTATAATCGGAGCCCAGAATCTTCTTAGCGGCATCAGATTTATCACCAAATAAGTCAACATAATTCTTTATCCCTTTTTCGTTTAACAATCTTTTTTGCTCTGCCGAAACAACGTCCAATCCATAATAAGAACGGGTGGCTGTTGTCTGACCAAACTTATCATCTACGGCAAATGAATTATAAGCCTGATTACCTCCGTAGCTTCCGGCATCCTGGCCCCAGAATCCGTACTCATCTCTGAATTTCTTGGCTGCATCAGCATTCGTGATAGCACCTACATCAGCTAACGCCCACAATGCATTTAATTGCCTGTTATATCCTTTCTGAAAACCTTCTGTATCAAAATCACCATCCGTATTGTACTTGTTAGCCCATCGGTTTACGTCGAGCAAATTAGATACCGCCTTATTATTTACCCTGCCGTATCCTAAATTACTTCTATGTTGTAGATTCTGGTTGGCATTGACACTGGAATCAGGATTAAGAATCTGCTCACGACCGCTAACATCAGATACAGTCATATTAAGAGTTCGTCCAAATAACTGATTGATAAGCTTATTGTAGCCGATAGCATTCTTTCTAAGTTCCTCCAGCTCCTTCTGAGTAGGTCCACCTTCAGCCATTTTCCTGGTTTGCTTAACATACTCGTCATATATCCAGTTCTTGGCATCTGATTCTGCAATATTAAAAGCCTTGGCTTGTTTCTTTACCTGATTCAGATCAACAACCCCGCCATCCCTGAAGAAAGCATCCATCTTCTCGTTACGCTTAGATTCTTCCTGTTTACCATAAACGATTTCAGCGAAAGAACGAAATTGTGCTTCAAGTTCGTCTATCTCTTTCTGGTTTTCATTGACGTACTTGGAAAGAATAGAAGCATTAAGATTAGATGTATTTTTATCTTTTACATCTTCATTTTTCTCTAATCTCTTATATACACGCTCCTGATCTTCGTACTTATCAGACAAACCGATCTTTTTCTTATATCGATCAAGGAGTGTAGCATACGTATCTTTAGACGTTGCCTTAATACCGTAGTTTTCTCTAACGTAAGAGGCAAAATCATCATCTATCTTACGATAATCGGAAACAATATAAGCTTCCGGTAAATCAACTGGAGTGCCACCATCTTCATGTCTGTTACCTTTTGCCTCCATAGGCCCCACTGAATCAGGCGTCAGTACATACTCACCTTTTTCTATCTCTACATTCGCAGCATCTTCCATAGACTTGGGAAGAGGGTAAATATATTCGCCGGTCATATCAGACGTATCCATCTTCTGACCGTTACCTAAATTCACGCCACCGCCTTCACGTTCCCACTTGATGAATTGCTGACGACGCTCCTTGGCAAGTTTTTCCCTTGCAGCCTGCTCGTCTCTGCTGGCAGCATATGCAGCAGATGAAGCTCCCATGATATTACGGGTAAGACCTAATCCTAAACTAATACCAGACAAGGCGGCTTGAGCCACGTTAGCACCCACCTTATTACCGGCTCTTATCCGACCAAGGCTTGTACCGAACATTTGAGCCCTACTTCCAAGATCAGGCGAATAATATGGCATAGTCATAGGATCCATAGGATTACCATCTTGGGAACGCTTTTCTTTAGAAGAATCAGCATCAACACCACCTACATTCATTGCATCATTAACGACTGATTTCTCTACGTTTTTAACCATGCTCCTATTATCAGCGAGATATCCTGCATATCCTGCATCATTATTTTCAAAAAACTGATCGGATGTAGGCATACTACTAAATGGATTTATCTCCCCCTCCTCTGTTTCTAAAGTCACATCAGAAGGCATATATATATTCTGAATATCAGATTCACCCCATTTATTAACAGGCGTTCCATAATCAAGAATAGGCTGAGTAGAGGATACATTAATATCCTGTTTTTTATCCTGAACACTACCACCAGGAGCAAATACCGGACGATTTTTCACTATTCGTAATTTCATACCATCTTTTTTCACAAAGATAAGAGAAACGAACGAGAAAATCCAACGTTATGGGATACGTTTAAAAATCAATCATGTACGGCAGACAAACCGCCCGAATCAGGGTCGTACTTAAGACCGCATGCCCGGCGATAGTTCTTAAGCGCTCTCTTGTACAAAAACAGCACTGTCTTGGAAACTATTTTCTTCATAGATTTGGTTAAAACCTCTTCTGTTGAAACAGACATCAGACAGCTATTCAAAAACGACCTGACATTGGAACCGAACAAGATCTTCACCATTTTTCTAAACGTTCTAAAAAGATATGATGCAGAAAGAGACTTTAACCCATTGCGAACCAGTCTCTTATTCAAATACGAAACAGCCTTTTCAGATAGACAGAGCCTATTCTTTCCTTCGCTATCTACCTCTGATGAAAACCACGAATATAAAGTGGTAGGATGTTTCTTAAGGTGATTGATGAAGGAAGTCATTATCCCTTCTTTTAAAGCCCTTTTGTGGGCTACGCATGCAGCAATCTTCTCTTCTCTTTTTAAAGAGCTGTCAAGGCATCTAAACACCGTCCTATCGTCTCCGATGAAATACTGAGGACGTTCTTCCTTGAACTTAGCCCGATAAGCGGCATATCCTTCCTTACGAAGCATATCTATCTGAGACCGGATATAGAACCTTACACACTTTTCTTCAGCCTCTTGCACGCTTTTAAGATAAGGAACTGACTTTCTCCCATATCGAAGATAATCATAAACCATAGCCTCAATAAAGTCATTGTACGGAAAGAATCTTCCAAATCCAAAGTTCCAAACTATGAAACATCGCACTCTATCTTTCCAGTAATCAGATATGAGAAAATTACTACAATATCTCAACTTCCTGTTTTTCTGATAGAAATGATGAGTATGTTTGTCGTAAAATAGATTAAAATATCTCAAATTGCCCAAACACTGACCGGCTGGACGGCGTACTACATTGTACCCTAAGTTGCTGAAGCTATTGTATATAACTTCTATCGGAGAGACCTGCTCTTTCTTGAAGAGCTTGTCGTGTAACTTGTGAGGATTCATTATTTCAGTTATTTTTGTCTCCATATATATTTTTTGTTTAGTGCAAATATATGATTTTATATAAAAAGAAGAAAATGCACTGCCTTGTATCCGGTTTGAGAGAAATAGGATACAAGGTTTTTTATTTTATGACGGTTTGGATAAGAGACAGGAAAACGACTCTGAACGTAACCGACTGACCGTCAGTGGTGGGACAACAAATCTTGAATTAAAACTACGCCTATGAATAGTCTCCGTTTTCCTTAATATTAAGACCATTTTCAATGATCTTACTCATTATATTATTTATATTATTTTATATACTTTACCATTTATTCATATAATTGTTTGCAGTGAATGAACTTAACGACTGAAGGGAGTTAAGTGAGTGAACGGATTGACAAATTACTTTTTCCGTCTATTGTATTGTTTGCCTAATTGTGTTAAAAGATTGAGTATCGTGACCGAAGGGAACGATGCGAAAGAACATATAATATTTAAAAACGACTGAACCTATCGACTGAAGGGAGATAGGTGATGGAGTGACGTTAATAATTATATTAGATAGCCAGTGGAGAATTAGGCAGGCTGGTAGGCGAGACGAGCGTCCATGCCCGTCAGGACAGTGGAAGTACGTAGGTCTGTTCTGTTAAACCAAGACGATGATAGTTCCATCCTTCACGAAATTGCACAAAAAAGCCGGATTATCTTGATATCGTTCTTCAACCTTCGGTATCCGCATAACGAGTCTCAAATCCGGCTTCGCTTTATTAATGAAGAAAAAAAATACCTCTTGTTCTAATTTTCGGTGACGCCTTTAATGCGAAGCTGTATATTGGGAAGCACGGCATTAATCAAAGCCATTTTCTTCTCCTCTTCGCTTTCTTTTTCATGCTGTCTATACATCATATTATAATCACTGTCATCACCATCCTTTTTCCCGTCTAACGTCAGTAAATGATTTATGATGTCTTTACCATACGTTTCAGTCCATGTACGGAATCTCTCTTCCTCGGACTGTCTCTCCTGGGACGGAGCTTCCGGGTTAGGGAGGGCGGCTGCCACTTCTACCTCTGGAAGTGTTACCGATGCTGCTATTTCTCCATCATCTCCGAATCCCATTTGACCATACGGAGATACGGAATTTTCTTCAATATCCAAACCAAGATTTTTAGCAACCTCCATAGCATAGTTATAACGGTCATCGTTTCTTATAACACTCTTATGAGGACGTCCTGCTCCTTGGTTCCAAGCTACTACTGCATCCTTAAGGTTATCGGCGTTCATAAAATCCTGCCGGCTGTAGTTGTAATATCCTGGTCCTTCTTTTCCTTTTCTTGTGTATAAGAAATTAGAATATCCGGTTTTCCCTTCGTATTCGTCAGCCAAAAACTCAAGTTGGTCTTTGAATGTGGGTGTAGAATGACCTTTCTTTTTGGCGTGCTTGAATAACTTATCCATGCGCTCATTATGCCATTGTTGTATGCCGTATGATGTTCTGTTGTCTCCATATATGTCATCTTTAAGACCGGATTCAGCCATGAGATTGCCTATGATGGCTAGCGCCTGTATCTTAGACATGCCGCGCTTATTAGTAAAGTAATCATATGCTTCACGCTGCTTGCCAATTACGCCACCTTCTTCAGCAAACACAATGCTTTTACTCGGTTTATCGTTTTCATAGAAATACATGAATTTCCTACTTGGAATCCTGTGTGATGCATCTTTCGGATCTCCGTATTCTTTTTTATGATCAATAAAACGAAAACCAGCTTTGTATGGAGTAAGCTTCCCTCCGTTTCTTTTCTTTTCTTTTTTAGGATTAGCAATCTTATCCCCTACATAGTAGGCCCCTAATCCCACCGAGGCGTGATCTGTTATCCATTTGGCAGCCTTTTTATAGTCTGATATGGATTCAAAATATTCTTTCATCTCATTATCATACCCATAATCCTTCAAGTAATTTCTGGCTGCATATTCTAACATTTCAGGCGTCACTTCTTGAGCATCATCGGTCAAACCAAAATAATTTTTAATCTGAGTTCCTCTGGCCGCCATTTCCGTAAAATGATCCTCTTTGAAATAATCTTTTACTTCATCATCATCTATCTTATTCAAATCAAATCCGTTTTTATCTGCGCCTGAATCTGGATAATGAATTTTGTGTTCCACTTCATGACTTTTCACAAAATTCTCTACATCCTTGTTAGATATATTGGGGTTTCCTTCGAGAAATAAATCAATGAACTTATCAACGTTTTTAGACCTGATTATATTTCCATTTAATACCCCATATCCAGATATTTCATCTATTATCTCCCTTATCTCATCATCAGAGTATTCATCTCCTAAAAAATACTTTGCATCCCTGAAAACTTTCGGATCATCCCAATCATATATGTTGGTATCAAGCATATCCGGATCTGGCTCCCCATTTTTCATCCTTAACCTCTCCCCAGTAAGCCTTTCATAGGCTCCAGAGAAAAGTCGCTTTTTATGATTTTCCCATGCCTCGCCTATAGGAGATGCTGGTTTAGCATATTCAGGCAACGATCCTAAAAGTTCTTTATCTCTTTGAGATAGTTTTTTAGTAGCTCTTTTCGCTTGCATTGCTTTTTTCGATATACCTCCTACAAAAGGAATAAGACCCATAGCGGCCATAACCATTCCAAGCGCATCTCTATCTATGAAAGAATCATACGCATCCTTGACGTCCATTATATCACCTACTACAGGAATGCCTCCAGCTACAATTTCGTTGATATCCACGCCATCAACAGGGATCGTGCCATAATTAGCATTTTCATTTATTCCGCTTGACCCTACTGATGTATTATCCTTAGATGCAATGTACCTATATTTAGATCCGTTTTCTTCATCTACGGCTCCTCCTTCTTTTTTTATATTGGTATTGTATCTCTTTCCATTCCATGTAAATTCCTTAAGACCTCTTTTCCTGGCTTCTTTAAAGGCTTCGCCTCTTGTAGTGGAAATCGGGTCTTGTAATTCAAGATCGTTTTTTATGTCAAGAATAGCATCAATAATACTATTATTCTTTTTATCAGCATCATCTGAATTATTAACATTATCCGTAACATAAGATTGGCTTATCAAGTTTGATACGCTCTTTCTGTTTTTATAAGTCCCTTCTTTATCTGATGGAGCTTCAAAAGCATATACAAGTGGATACGAATAATCCGTATCTGGATCTTCTGACATAAATTCGTTTACTGCATGAATAGCTTTTTTGTATTTAGTATCTTTTATACTATACTTCCCAGCATCTTGAACATGATCATAAAATCTGTCTATCATATAGTTGATATATCCACGCTTATCGCTCTTAAATCTCTCTTTATCTCTTTCAAACTCTTTTGGCGGATATCTTTTGTAATATTCTTGAAAAAGTCCCCTAAATTTTCCATCCTCAGATACAGCGTAGGGGTTTCCACCAGATTCTTCAATAATATTTCCAAGTACGGCTTCTATCTGGCGTTGATTAAAACCTTTATCATATAAAGCATCATAGATCATATTCATCCCTTCTACGTCCATAGTACGATGCTTACCCTTACCCACACGCTTCATATTTTCATATTTGGATTTGAATAAATCCCAATCTATTTCCGGCTTAGAAGAATCCCCTCCTTGTTTTTTGGATCTTATCTCCATCCTTTTATCCAAATCATTCTTTGAATCAATAATGGATCTAAACAGGATCTTGTTTGGATCATTCTCTTCGTATGGGATTTTATCTTCTACATAATCCCTTATTTCAAAAGGATATCCTATTGTATCAAGAGTCTTAGTAACAACCCCAACACCAAAAGGTTGATCGCTTCTATAAAAATCGTACTTATCTTTCACAACCATCCTACCTCTATCATCACGGTACATGGTAAAACTTGATAAGCCTGATAAATCATTTAAATCTCCGTAAGCATCCGGTATAAAATTATATTCGTTAAATACCTGATGTTCCCCGGTTCTGGCTTTTTTTAAGAGATCTATACCCTCTTCTACCATTCCAAGTTTCCTGCTCGTTACATCCCTTAACTCCTCCAAATCAGATACGTCCTTGCCTGCAACTTTTCCATCAATTATCTTATTATCTAAGGAATCAAGCTCCTTCCCATATTTTTTAGCCATTTTCTCCCACCCACCATTTATCCTGTCAGATATAATGGATTTGATATTATCTGGTATTCTAACAATCCCGTTTTCCTCTTTCAGGTTATTTGGTTGGTTTAAGAATCTAAACCAAAGATTCTGACTAAAATCATCTACATTGGCTTTCGGAACATCTTGACCAAAAAATTCCATTATTTTAGTTTTTAATCCTCTTTCGTTAGCATACACATCAGGTGTTATATTAGATGCCAGATATTCTCTAAGTTTTACAAACGGACCAATTTTATTCCATAATGTTTTTGGTTGTTTGTCCTTTACATAATTTTTAGTTTTCTTTGCCATCTTTTTCTTCCTCTAAGAATCCAAACATTTCATCTGCGCAATTACCAACAAATCCGGCTATGTAAGCTGCGTGTTCATCTTCTCCCACTTTAAAACCAAGAGACATATTACAATGTTGGCATACCGACATAGCTGCATGAAATGATTCATGACATATGTTTTGTATAGTCATATCATTCTCACTTTGAAAATTCCATAATAACTTAAAAGCTCTATCATCTCTCTTATCACGAACAAGATTCATAAAAGATACTTCTGAATCTAAATCGCCTTCATCTCCCCATTCTCCTTCATGATCCAATTCTGCATTCTCGAAACGATCACACAATGTTTTGTAATCTAACCCTACGGTGATAATCAACTTTAGTGGATATATCACAAAATCAAATTCTTTTTCTTTCATTCTTTTTTTTTTCAACAAATGTAAATAAATAGCCGAAGAATGCCACCATTCATTCTCCGGCTTATTATGATAAATCTCTTCTTATGAAAACAGTATGAATGTAAGATTTAAATCTTAATCTTCCTAATTTCCTCAACCATATTCTTATATCCGCAGAACTTGCTGTTAATAACATCGAAGATAGATTCTGACCAACCAGCTATGTTCAAGATATTAGATCCTTTGTAAAACATCTCACTTCCATATCCTTGAATAGAAATAGAAACGATCTTGCAATTTGGATTCACTTTCTTGAACCCTTTCAAAAGTTCGGCGAATTTGCCATATCCATAACTGGAACTTTTCTCCCATACAACAGATTCACCGTCTCCTATCTGCATATCTGAAATAACGTACAAGTTATCTACTTTGATCTTATCTTTAACGCACTTATCTAAAAACACAAAAAGACCGTTTTCTGTAGCACCACCGCATTCTCCTCCGTCAGTAAAAGATTTTTTGTTATTCCATAAAACACCTTTACTTCTATCATATTCGTAATTGATAAGTTTGTCACCAAACATACCAATAAATACGTCAGGAAGCACAGAAGCAATCATACAGCCAAATAAGTTACCAATGACAGCCGTACTTGTTTTGCTAAAGGCAGACACCTCAGAAGATCCTCCCATATCTCCACGTACAGAGCCAGAGTGGTCAATCAGGATAGCCGACCGCCCCTCCAATACCGGCAGGTTCTTGCAGGAGATGGTTATGGCTTTCTCCAACGCATCTAAAATCTTATATTTATTACGAGCTGTTAATTTAGCACGTTTTTTATCCGACTCAAATACAATATCATTTTCGGAATCATCAGTGCCTATATTTTCAACCTCTTTGAAAGCTGAAGCAAAACGGAAAGGAAGCATCTTCGAATTAAGCACCTTCTCTTCTATTGTAAGCTGCCTACAAACTTCATCTATTTGATCAGGCGCGTATTTGATTATGTTTACAAGGTTACGAACCATATTAAAAATAGGCATACCTTTTACATTAGAAACCACGTCCCGAATAGCGTCACCTAAAGCTTCTTTCTTTTCCTTATTGTCTTTCTTGTCCTGTCCGGCTTTAGACATTTCTTTTTCAAGAATCTTGCTTTCGTATAATCCAGACAAAGACCGACCTTCTATAAGGTACTGGAAAGCCGTTTTGTTAGCCTGATTGCCTTTAGGGTGAAATAAGTTTACTAAGTCAACCATAGTAATGACCCTACTGTCCATCTTATACTTATCAATCCGATACGGATCAAGACCTTCCAAAGCCGTCTTAAATCCTTTCTTAATAGCGCTGGATATTCCTCTTAACTTCTTTGGATTTTTGTCGTTAAGAGCCGCATAGCAGCCAAGGATTTCGCTCATATCATCAGGACGCATAACGATCTTATTATAGAACCTTGAAGCCCATTCCTTACCCGATGCTTTGCTGGCAAGGACAGAAGCCATAAGATGCGTTACCGACCTAAGCTTTCCTTCTTTCCTGACATACAATGCTGTTTGTGCTGCGAAATATGGATCTACTTGATCCATAAGGTCCTTAATCCTGTTCACCTTGTCTTTTTCTTTCTCATAATAAGAATCAGACAACATGGTAGTCATTACCGTAGATACCAACTCTTCTTCTGCGTTAGGCTTATACGCCTTCTCTCCCATGTGATTCACGATCGTAGGTTTAACACCTTCATCCTTTTTGTTAAACTTTCCCATTTGTTGTTGTTTTCTTTAAAGTGTTATACAAAAAAAGCAGTGATATTACTACCACTGCTTGAAAAAAAAAAATATATCAAAATGAATACTCAATGAGGGAAAACCTGAAGTTAGTGTAAACAATGAAATAATGGATTTGAACCATCGACCTATACTTTAAAAGAGTATCGCTCTATCCATCTGAGCTAAATTCGAAGTAACTAACCCCATCACCACTCATTAGTTTTTATGTATTTCAAACAGAGGAAAAACGGAGCCGGATAATTAAAATGAAAATATTGGATTCGAACCAATGAAAAGTATTTTAACAGAATACCGCGTTATCCACTACGCTAATTTTCGAAGTAACCGAACTCCTCACCATCTATATATTTTATTAAAACAGGTAAAACCTGGAATGTGTTTTGATATGAAAGGAGGTTTTGATCTACCAACTGATCTAATTTTTCTTACATGAAAAATATAGGACTCGAACCTATGACACAAACCGAAGTATCACCTTCCATCACCACTGTTTTATATCATAATCTCTCTTGATTACGATGCAAATATAGACACTAAAATATGATTTACAAATTAAAATGATTTAAAATGTATTAATTTAGATAAATAAATGTAGTGAATAATATAAAGTGGTTATACACAGCCTTGCACTTAAAAGTATTACCCTCTACTTGCTAATAGGCAGAGGGTAATACGATATTATCTATTCTTAATCTTATCTTCAGAAATCAACCACTGGAATATAATCTTTCGGTTGCTAATTACTTTCTTTATCCTCATCAGCATCCAGCTACCACGCAACCTATCCAGCCATGACCGTCTGAAATTAAGAGAATCAGGATTAACTGACTTATTTATATCGTTATCGTCCTTGATCCAAATAGGGGTCTCTGACCGGTCATCGTCAACCCTGTTGAAGAAGTCATTTAACTTATGTCTTCTATATACCTCAGTATCCAGGACCTCAGTATAGTCGCCTACGATCTTCGGATACGATATACGTTGCGCTAAATTATTCTTTTCTTCTGGAACAAGATGAATTTCACCTGAGTTGTTTGTGTCGTTGTAGATAGTTATCGTATCTAAACCTACTTTCCTGTCAAGAGTGTAATTCACATCATCGACGTATTTCCTTGCATCAAGCTCGTATTCTACAGAAGCCAACGTAGAACCGTTATATTTCTCTTTTATCGGCACTTCTAATATAAATGGATATGTTGTTCCATAAAATGTTTGGAAGCTTTTATTCGTCAGCAAATGGCTCCATAGACCACCTTCTTCATCTGATGCCGGGAAGTTTATTCCTGTCTGGAAATATTGCTGCTGCTCTATATAATAGTCAGGGCAGAATGAGTAATACGATATCCATTCTTGCTTCAGACACGAATATCCGATAGTGAACGACACGTCCTTGAAATACTGTTCGTCTTTTAAGGATATTTCCTTATCGTTTGACAACACCTCTGTTTCATTATACAAGAACCTTCCACCATCATATTTATAATATGCCGGGTTCTTAACAGGTATATAATCTTTTTTCGTGATAAGTGCCCTCTTATACCTATTATCCCATCCAAGAGACAGACCAAGACCGATAAATTTGTTATCCGTATCTTCTTCTGTCATTTCTGCACCGGTCAAGATATTAGTTATTCCGTATCTAAGAATCTTAAACGGAAGATGACGCTTAAGCCAATGTCTGATACCTACACTAAGTTCCTTAAGATTACGTCCGTTCGGATCGGTCATAAACACCTGTGCTCTTTTAGTATCTACCCAGAAATGACCAAATTCTGAACTAATTATTTCAGTACTCTGGGTTCCAGAATAACCAAGGTCGGTCGTGTTGTACTCCAGAGGCCGGGACGCGAACAGACCGCCGGTGCCCATCTCGGCCTGCCCTGGGGAGGTGCGCTCCTTGATTACGTCTATGGCGTTATGGAGTGAAACCTGATCCTCGAATCTGACAAGAATCTGATCGGATTCAATACGCTTCATGTGAATAAGCTTCCCGTTGCTGGTTGGGAACTCATGATAGTCCATAGGCTTGTACGTCAGCCACGGATCTGTTTGGCTGTTTTCAGATACATCAGCCCTACTCCATATAACACCATTAGGACGTTGGTAAGCACAATCATAAAAACGACGTTCGTATGTCGCCGGCAATACATTAGGTGTCAATGTCATTCTTGATGAGTAGATAGGACTTATCTTATAATCATTATCCCTATGGATAGATACGTTCTTTTCTTGTGTCCACCAAGCAAAATCACCATGAGCCGGATAAAACCATTCATGAGGCTCTACTCCTTCTAATCGGAAATTGCAGTTTATTTCCGATTCTACAAGGAATTGAGGAATACCATAAGACCACAAGTAGAATCTACCATCCACGTATTTCTTAGCCTCGTTCTCACCATTTAAATTATACAAACTTTTTCTATTTGGATAAAAAGAATACGTTCCTTTGCTTGATGATGTCCAGCTATTAAAACGTTCGTTGTCAGTATGCTCAAGCATATCTTCTCCAGTATCGTAATTAACGAAATACTTAGGGAATCCAACATTCCGGTAATCATTGTAAGCAAATGGTATCATATCTCCTATACCAAAAGCAGTATTATAAAAAAATGGGAATTTCCGCTTCATGGAAAACCTCGATATGTAGGTGTCACCGCCAAACAGCGGTTGCTTCCCTCCTTGGAAGAATCCACATCCTCCTACTGATATCCATTTTATGTCTTCTATAGCTCCATACTGATCGGGCCTGTACCGCATAAGCTTCATATACGGAGAACAGATATAAGACAACATCTTCGTCCTTTCAAAAGACTCTTTAGATCCAGCATCAGAAGCTATAATAACAGGATCATGGATACGACTTGTATCATATACCTGGGCTTGCATAGGATACGATACAAGATACTTTGAATTTAAGATACTCGTATCAGGATCCTTTTCTCCTGGATCTCCAAAAGACAAGAACATGGAAGATTCTCTATCTATGTTATTTACAAACAAGAAATCTTTTGAAGCGTTTTGGTTATCATCACCCACGTCTTCTCCAGTAACCCAAGATGATGTAGTAGACGGATCGGATATGGGGTACATACCTGATTTAAGACTCTTGGTGTTAGCCAATCCTCTTAATCTGTTTTGCTCATATGGAGCCGTATCATCGAAGCCCATCATGCTATTATAGTAACCTACAGACGTATAATAAAAAGCATGATTCCTTCTTGGGCCATTGTTTATGAATGTCGTGAGCCAATCATATCTGTACTTACCATACAATACTGGCCTTTTGGCAAGCGTATCAGATATGGTGGCAATCATTGAAGCAAAGATCATCGCCATGTTGATATTGCCTATAACACCTATATACGCAGACGTAGAACGGTTCATAAGCTCTTCTGCTATCTGAGAAGCTATAGTAGCCGTGGATTCGATGTTGGCTAACGTGGCCGCCATCTTATATGATTGTTTTCCTAATATCGTCCATTTGGGATGATCTTCAACCTCATCAAAGTTCCCTACAGACATTCCTCTTATAAAACCTTCTATAGCTACCTCCGTAGGAGTCTCAGGCTTATTGAAATAAATATCAGGAGAACTAAATGCATACCATACGTTTCCTCTTCTGAAAAATGGATGGGTTATAAACGATACCCTTTTTTCAGTTGCGTAATTAAAAGAGTCATCCGATAAATCATTATACGGATAATTAGGATACAGATTAAGATTCGAGTTTTGACCTGAATATTTGTACATGTCGTAAGCTATTCCGGTAGCTATAACAGAACGATTAAGACGTCTGTCACCTCTATATATTTCATAGCCTGTAACCATATCTCGTTGCTCTTTGGTTATCAATCCTGAATCTACAGCAAAATCAAGGAAGACGTTAATCATATCCTCGTCTACTAATATTCCTATAGGATAAATATCAGAAGGGACATCATAAGATCTCACATCCCGGTTCATAAAAAGCATATGATCGTTGTCTGGGAACTTGTAGTGCCGGATAGGTTGTTGGCAAAAGACGGTACTGGTATCTACTGTACCATATTTATGACCTTTAAAAGACATCATTCCCTTATCATCCGTAGAAGGGGAACCGTAGTATTCAGTAAGCTTAGATACGATATTGTCGTAGGCTTTCTTGAAATTGCCTTCATATCCATGATCACTTATCTTAACCTTACTACTGTCATACAGTTCAAAATTAGCAGGATACTTCTCAGACGATTCCCAGTAAGCGAAATCACCGTACTTATATTTCCTTGGAGCACAGTTTATGGGGCGATCCCCGCATATCGTACACTGGCTGGCGTATTCTACAGTAGCCCTTAACGATATTTCTTTGGCTCGTACATTTATCCGGTCTATTTCCTTTTCTCTGATACCAAAAATATATGGGTATATAGTTTTACCAAGGACGTAAGATGTGCCTACCAAACCTCTTGACGGATTCTTGCTATGTTCTTCTTCTCCATCGTCTTTAACCTTACAGAAATCAATTTGTCGGACGGTAAAAATCCAAGGGCATGATACGATAGGGCAGTCTATGGCTACATACAATCCATCAGGGTACTTATCGAAGAAAGATTCGCCTATGTGCCCAAAGTAAGGACGGGATGCTCCAACAATAACATAATTATCGCCTTCATCCATGACCTTCTCCCAATCAAAGTTGAGATCATCCTTATCTATCTTCCTATTGCTTCCTTTGTATCTTGGATCTAATGATTTCCAAAAAGAAAGACGGACATATTGTGTGGACACAGCATCCATAAGACCATCTATCTTCCCCAAAGATTCCAGATAAAGAACTTTGTCCTTGGCCGGGAAATCAGGATCATCCCATTCTTCAGGTCTTGTAATATGAAGGAAACGGGCGTTACGAAGCACGCATTTCGTAAACCTCCATACCAATAACTCTGATGTAAACATCGTAGAACCTTTAACATCTTCAGGAATAAGAGCACCTACGTTATTGTCAGCCAAATTAGCATAAGAATCCCATGTCCATCCATCTCCGTAATCTCCTTCTGGTACGTAACCGGTATCAAGGAAATTATATGAATAATCATCTATCTTTTTCTCTATCTCAGGCCAGGTGTCCCTTATCAGGGCTCCAGGCGCTATCCTTGACCTGTAGGCGTTGTTGTGGATAGTACTCGAAGAACGTCCGGCCCTCCAGTCCGGAAGACAGTGGTTGCTATCTGGGAAACAAACCTTACTTTCTCCTTTATCATCATTCCACACATCATTCATAAGAAGGTATGCTCCAAGAAGTGTAGAAGATGACTGGAATGAGTTATAATCGCTTCTGGCAACAGTAGGATTAAGACAAGGCTCTTCTATAAAACATCCGCAAGTACACGGCATAGAATCCAGAACATAAATAGCTTCGGCTATAGACTGTAATATAACAGACGGTTGTAACAGAGAATCGTACACAGCGCACGCCTTGGTCCCGTCATCACCCGACCAGTATCCAGCCCAATGACCGCCATCTTCGTCATCGGCAAAGAAATACTTATCCATGAACTCTATCATCTGTTCCTGTAGTTCCCAGTTAAATAGCACAGAATACTTATCTTGCTTTTCACCGCCGGTAGTATATAGGTAGTCGGTGGATACGTGCTCCATATCCTCAAGATCCTTATACGTATATTCTTCACGGAAACCTACAATACGATCTACCGGAGCTGTAATAAGCGAATACTGGCGGTGCGCATCAGTACACTCGGCTCCAAACTCAGGAGCCTCGATACCATCTATAGCTTCTTTTTGTTCCTCTGTATTAGGATCATCAGGATCTCCGTAGCTGTTGAATATATCGCATATTTCGTTGGCAGCAGCATTATTAGGTTCTTCTGTAGCGGTATTACATGCGATGTCTTTTATATTAGATGAAAAATAATTAATCACCTCATCTATTATAATCTGACTTCTGAATGTAAAACTAACGTTCGTATAAGTCTTAAAATCATTTTGCAATGTTATGGTTTGACCGATAGTAGCCGGATTCTTACATTCTTCTTGTCCGGTTTCTTCATCATCAAAATCCTTCGGATCTCCTGCCGTATTATAATACTGCCACTTGAATTTACGCTCTTGCCCTGAGCAAGGAGGAGCATATTGGTTTATGGACTTATATACTCTATCAGTATCCTTGTTTTCTATTTCTGCCGCAGCATCTTTGTAAGGGGGAGGTATTAACACAAATGCCGGAGTTTTGTAACCGTTGGAGCATTTAAAAGAAATAGCAAACGGATACACTTCATTTCTCATATACCCTACATACAGCGAACAGGCATTACCATCCTTATACAGATCTTCGTGAGCTACCGATGCCTGCCATTGAAGGAAATGGCCCATGAGGGAAACTACAGGTTGCAAATTCCATTCTTTTTCCGCCGTAAGACCATATTGAAGAAGACGATTCCCGACAGCTACAATCCCCCTTGATGTATTATACACAGGTTTTTTTAAGGATATGTGTTCGAATGTAGTTCGTTTATTATTTAGGTCCGAATAATATAAGATCGTTTTTTCAGACACCGGGTGAATACCTTCTACAAAATAGTCAACAACCGGTTGGGTTTCTCCGTTGTATCCTACTGTGTTTTGAATGATAACAACCTTAAAATATTCAACTTGACGATCTATGTTAGATACGACAAACCTAATACCTAAATTAGTACGTTCTCCCCATTTGCCATCTTTTTGAGTAATATACTGTTCATCGAATATAGGGACAGGATTAGTGGGATTAGAATAACTTCCAAGCTCGTTTCCAAACTCGTCACAAGGAGCCACAGTAGCCTGGTAGACACCTGAGCGCAGACTGCCCCCATACTCTATCTGAGCCGGCTCTATGCACATGGGTTTGAGTAGAGGGAACACCCTAAGTTTCTCACATGCCAGAAAACAACCATTTTCCTGCATGAATTTGTCTCTATCATATTCTTTATCGCATATCTTATACCCATGATAATGATACCAAATATCTCCTTCATCATCCGCCGTCAGAGCCTTGTCTACAATAACATACCTGGGAGGATTATAATCGTCAGTCCAGTAAATACATTTCCCACATTTCTCTGTCTTTATTTCTATGGTTTTTATAGGATGATAGATAGAGAACTTAAGGCACGGATCTTGCTCGTTGTCTTCCAGCAAGGTCTTCATGCCAGAACACAACGACTCCGATCCTTCTACCATAGACTCTATATCGGAATCGGATAAGATACTTGTATCGGATTCAGGCTTGAAATAAGTTATCTTAGATACGCCTGTTTCAGGATTTGTTATAAAAAAATAGATATTGCCCGAAGTAAGATCATTCTTGTAACCAATAACCTTAAACCCATCGAAATCAATGCATTTAAGATTACTGTGCTCGTTAGATCTCATCCCAACATTACCATCCTCGGATTCGATGTTGGCATTCAAGGCAAACGTATAATGCTGATCCGTAAGACTCGACGGATGCAGATCTCGGTTCATACCTGTTTGAGGAACCGCTATGTTTCTGTTATCTTCTGCTGCCATTTTATAACTGTTTGTCACAAAGATAGCAAAAGAGATTTAATCATGGATTTCTAAAGTAGGTGAAGAAAAGAAATACATTTTCAGTCTCCTACTTTATCGACCACACCTACATAAAAATCGGGGATAGGATTATCATTGAAATTTATTATTTGAATATCAATATAATTATAGAAATAATTATCAACTGGATCCATTATCGTCACATTACTTTCTAAAACCCCGTCTTTGTATGAATACAGTTCCTCATGTTCGGAATCAATGTAAAAAATATATCTTGGTAAATCCTGGGTATTAACTGTTAGATGATTATTAAACAAACTGCATTTAGAATGATCAGCAGACAGAAGTAACAATAGAAACGTATATGCAGACTTATCTCTTATTATAATATCACGATTAGATGATACATTAGACAAAACTTTGGATAAATCAAATTCTCCAAAACTTATCTTGAATTTCTTTCTTCTTATTGGAGTTATATATACTGGACTATTAACTACAATATTATTCCATTGAAATTGACTCCCTTCCATTACAGGAGAGAAACAATTACCCCATAGCCATATTAACATTTTCAAATCTTCGTCTCATAACATCTACTTACGATTTATATCTTCTACCCCTAATTAACACAGTACCATCACCGCCGGCTCCGGCATAAACCATAGAGTATCTGACGCCGCCTCCTCCGCCGCCATAACCTCCTCCTCCTTTACCAGATCCGCTTGTTGGTCCCCCTGTGCCAGATCCTTCACTGTAATCAGATATTCCTCCTTGGAATACTACCCCAGTGTTAGTTTCTCCACTTCCGCCACCGGCATTTCTTTTACCGCCGGATTCTCCAAAATCTCTGGTAGTATGACCTTGACCTTTGATTACTCCATACTCTTCTCCATTGGTGTCTCCACCATCCGAAGCACCATCTTGCGTATATGACGAACTGCCGGCACTACCACCATCTCCTCCCCTCCACTTATTAGCTCCCTTTCCTCCATTTGCTCTATAAGACGAACTCATGAATTGAGAATAACCACCATCCTTACCAGGAAAATTTTGTTCGGCTTGATAAACCTTTGCTCCTCCTTCTCCTACTGTTATAGAAATAGATTGACCAGGTTTTACAGCAATAGCTTCTCCGTCTTTCCAGCCTTTGTTATCAGATTTGAAGGTCTTGGTATAACCACCTCCACCGCCGGCAGAGCTGCCACTACCACCTCCACCAACTAAAAAGACGTCTACGGAAAAACAGCCTTCAGGAACTATCCATGTGTAATTGCCAGCCGGATAAAACCTTATAAGAAAGTCTTCAAGCTCCCTGTCTTTATATTCGAATCTCCTCCTCATAATTTACACAAATATATAAAAAAAAATCATTGTGATATATACTACTCTCTGTTGCAGAAGTAACACAATCAACATCTTCATCTGCATTATTAATAAGATCTCTCATTCCATCGTATCTATTAGAAAACCTAATTTCCGCAACACTTTTGTACAAGAATAATTTAAAGCACTGAGTAGTAATGTATTACCCAGTGCTTTGTCATGTCAGAAGATTCACTTAACTTCGTGTTGCAATAAAAATCAAACCAATCTTCAGCAGACATGGCTAAAGTACAAATAAAATTCGATTCAATCACACCTTTTGGCGGAATATTTTCAATCATGGAGCAATTTGATGCTCTTTTATCGGACGTAATCGACTCCACATTAGGACTGCGTAGCAGAACCTATGGTTACCAATACAGTGAAATCATCCGTTCTCTCATGTGCGTATTCTTCTGTGGCGGCTCGTGCATTGAAGACATATCCACTCATCTCATGCCCCATCTTTCCCTGCATCCCAAACTTAAAACCTGCAGCGCAGACACGATTCTTCGCGCCATAAAAGAACTGACTACAGACAACATAACGTATTCATCTCCAGACTCAGGTAAATCATATGACTTCAATACAGCTGACACAATGAACGAATTGTTGGTCAAGTCTCTCATTGCTACCGGAGAATTATGTCAGGAGCAGGGTTACGATCTGGATTTTGACCACCAGTTCATTGAAACGGAGAAGTATGATGCCAAACGTACATACAAGAAGTTCACAGGATACAGCCCGGGAGTGGCCGTTATAGGTGACCATATTGTCGGCATTGAAAATCGGGATGGCAACACGAATGTCCGGTTCTGCCAGCAGTGTACATTGGAAAGAATCTTCACCAGGCTGGAATGTAACGGCATTCATATAAATAGAGCTCGTATGGATTGTGGGTCGTGCTCCGAAGAGATTGTAGATACCGTCAAGGCCCATTGCAAGTACTTCTATATCAGAGCCAACAGATGCTCCGCTTTTTACGATGACATGTTCGCCCTCAGGGGATGGAAGGCTGAGGAAATCAACGGGATCAGGTTTGAGTTGAACTCGATTGTCGTAGAAAAATGGAAGGGGAAACCATACCGTCTTGTCATCCAAAGACAAAGAAGAGCAGATGACATACGGGAGCTATGGGAAGGAGAATATACCTACCGGTGTATCCTTACCAATGATTTCGAATCCGATATAAGGGATGTCGTAGAGTTCTATAACCTGCGCGGTGGGAAGGAAAGAATCCTCGATGACATGAACAACGGGTTTGGATGGAAACATTTGCCAAAGTCATTCATGGCAGAAAATGCAGTATACCTGCTGATGACTGCATTGATAAGGAACTTCTACAAAACGATCATCCGAAAATTAAACGTTAAGGATTTTGGCCTATCCATATCGAGTCGTATTAAGACTTTCGTTTTCAAATACATCTCGGTTGCCGCAAAGTGGATTAGGACTTCAAGGACGTACGTGCTAAACATCTATACCGAGAATCCAGCGTATAAAATAGCCTTTCAACAGGATTTTGGCTAATCCTTATTCTAATGGTGGGTAATGCGTATTGCCTCAAGTCGCTTCATGGGGTAAGGGGAAGTTATGCAAAAGAGTGGACCTTTGGCACCTTCGTTTCACTAAAACACAATGTAAAGATAATAAACTCACTAAAAAATGCATGGCAATCTCTGATTTCATTCGCTTGCGGAAATTAGGTATATAATACCCTGTTGTTCACTTGGAGCAGGATAATGGTCAAATCTAATCCATATTGCCATTGGTTCGTAACCGGTAGAGGTGCTTGAAAACGAAAAAGAAACTGGACTCTGAGTATGAATATTAAAGGCTGTTCCTTCTCTAAGCTGATTCAGTACACTATTTATCTTATCCTGGCTAATTGTATCGGATTTGATTTTATTCATTAAATTAAATAATCTGATTCTATCTCCAGGCTCGATTTCTGTTTCCACACAATGATAAATAGCTCCATTACCAGATCTCTGTTCCTCAAAATATCTTCTCCTACTCATAATGATACTCCTTCCTATAATAACCGAGGAAACTAAACCCTTCCGACTCCTTCCTCAAAACATCATGCTTATTCCAATACTTTTCTAAGTCGAAAGCCTCTCTTTCGAATACGATATTATGATATGCCTTATCATGATCGCGATATATGCACAACCTAATCAGGTACTCAATTAAATACCATGTATAGTATAAAAATATTGGAATAAGGGACAGCCATAACATCCACCATCCTGCATTACCGAATAAGAGACACAATCCTATTGTAAGCAATGATATAAACATACCAAAATAAAATAACGTATGATACTGATTACAATGCGCCTCCTCATGATATTCGGTTCTCAATGATATACTATCACGTTCGGTAAATACGGCTCCAAATAACATAATTGTTTTGTAGCCGTCAATGAACGTAAATAACTTAGCTATCTTAGAATTGTAATAGATTTTCATTTTCCGAATTTAATTTTGTACCAGTTACACAATATCAAAAACTCAATAGGTGAATTAACACCATCCCATTCCCATTTATCTAAAAAGGCCCTGAGTTTATCTCCTTCAACGCATTCGGCTTCTTGCAAGAAGACAAGATGAGGCATAAATAACTCCGATCCTTCCAAAGACTTATTAAAGAACTTAACCAGCCTCTTATTAAATCCAGGACCGTACCATGATTTTTCATTTGTGGATCCAAAACAATAGTAAGAATTATTTTTGACTTTAATGCCAAACCATTTACATACATATGGATGATATACTCTATCTGCTAAAAATATAAATGGTTTATACCATAGGCAATGCCAGAATGTACTGCACTCGCCTCCGAACTTCTTAAAAGCCCATCTGAACCCTCCAGAAAAATACCAGTTATTAGCTCCTCTCTTAACCTTAACTTTGTATTTAAGATTCTTGTTACGATTACTAACCCTATCCCACGGCTTAACCTTATCGGTGTCCATATCAGGAAGAAATGTCCAATGATGAAGCAAGGCGCTGTAATAAGGATTGTATATCTTGTGTCTGTTTCTAATAACGTACTCAAAAATATCGTATCCTGCTTGCCCGGCTTCTTCAAATCCTTTTTCTGATAAGAAAGCTAATATCGGAGCCAGATTCCAGATCTGATCTTGTGAAGTAAATGGGGAGAAACATGGATCTTCGTCTTTTAACTCTATACCATTAGTATATCCAGAACTTATCTTAGTAAGACCGAACTTATCGGCATCTTCGCTATGGATATCGTCTCTTAAGAAAAATCCTTTTTCGAATTTGAAATAAATACCTTTGTTACTATTAAAAAATAGATCATAAGTAGTATCGGCAAGGCGAGTAAGTACCAGTATGGCATTACGAACATCATCTTCTGTCTTATTGCCAAGAATTATTTCCGTGTATAGGAACTGGAGATACTGAGCCAGGTTAATGGTTCCGTCGCCGACCCAGCCTACCCCGTCCTTCACCGACGACAGTGGGATGCACGAGGCCTGCTCTGTGTAACTGGAATCGTAAACGAAATCTCGGTAAAACACCTCCTTGATCTTATTGTATTTATTCCAAAGGCTTTCCATGTCTTAACCTATAACAATAACACAATCACGCTTTTCCTTATTATAAACCATCGTACCCATCTTAGTGTACAAACCTTTTATATTTTGGTAATTGGTTTCACCATGAGCCGAAACGTTGGTAGTGATGCTGTCAGAGTAAACCTCCTCACCACCTTCGTTAATGAAGTTAAATCCTTGTTTAACCATCTCTCCTCCAAGGTAGGCTGTAAAAGACACAACGACATTTCCTCGCCCTCTATTCCCATACCAATTACCATAGATATCAGCATTGATATTAGGTTCTGACTCGTCCATGCCCGGCGCTGATAGCAAGGTCTTCATCTTAATAAGTGCCCCTTCAAGACCGGACTGCATGTTATCACCACCATAAACAAGGTAATCACCTACCTGTTGTTGGGTGGTGGCCCACTGCTTACTCCATCCAACGTACTTGTTATCCACATTTGATATGCCTGTGTTAGTAAAACCGGTTGCAGTATCAAAATCGGAACCGTCTTCCGATTCCCATCCGTATCTAAGAACAAGATAATCGAACTCAGGAATTACAACAACCTGCTCGCCGGCAGCTTGTGTGATTGTAACATTCTTACTCTCTCCACCAGCCGTTACCTTAGCTACACCACGGCGATCTTCGGCTACCGGATTCGGTCCGGCTGTGAAAAGGATGTTTGCCGGCCCCACGCCTCTCATTTTGTCGGCGGTTACTATTTCGCTTGCACTAACTTCTAACATTTTATCTCATTTTAAATATTTCGAATACGTATATCCAACTCAACAAAAATACTATCGGGCAGTACATTGTCTCTACCAAACTCGCATCTCCTTTAAATTGCCTGATTGACCAAACAATCATAGACGCAATAACACCAAGCAAGTATATGAATATAACGACTTCTGTCATACCAATTTAAGTATATTATCGATTACAGGATACGCCTTAGTATATATCTCAAACTCAGCACGGCGCCGTCTAAGAGGTTCGTACATGCCTTTCAATGTCATACCCATCATCTTAAGTTCGGTCTTAGCATTTTTCAGCTTAACCAAATCTTGCTGTGCATACAACTTGAACAAATCGGCTGCTCCTTGTGCTTCTCCATTATACATCAGTTCCTCAAAGAATCTCATCTTCACAAAATTATCGACATAATCCAGGACCAGACCCTGCGGCGTGTCTGGTATGATTATGTTAGATTCTCCGTCAAAAGGAAGAGACCGGTACTGCATGTAAATAGGACCATCGAAATTAGCATACAGGAATCCGTTTACGATATTTATCTCATACGGACTATCCTTTACTACCTTATTCCGGCATTTACTTAAACAAGAATCACGAAGCATAGGCTTAGCAAGACCTAACATCACAGGCCGGTCATAATAGCAACGAACTTCATGATCGCGATCGTGGGTGTTGATATAAAATTTTTCAACTATCACCTTCTCGCATTCGTCTTTACAACATTCATTGCAAGAACACCACCTATAACTTCTTTCGGTACGTTCTTTCCACGCTATTGTATTTTGAAGCTCTGGTATCACCTTATCACCTTCCGGTACCTCATATCCCTTGAAATCGCATTTAAATGCCAGAATAAGATCAAAGTAATCTCCCGGCATACGAGCCTGTCCTCGCTTGACGTCCACTACCGCCTCTTTGCGCATAGTAATATCGCCTCCAAACTTCTTCAGGGCAATTTCTACCCATTTGTAGATGGATACCTCATCTATCAGATCACGCTTGTCAAATGATCTTAAAGATGATTTTAATTCTATGATATATTCCTCAACAGTCATCGTAAAAAAAAAATATGGAGGACAGGAAACGAACCTGACCTCCACAAAGATATTAATAATCTGATTAATGCCCTATTTTGCTGTTTTAAAAGTTAGGATCTTCAAACTTACCGTACTTTAGAAACGTGCTTCTACATTTCCCTTTTATACCATTGAGCGTAACTTCATATCCGGCACCAGTCATGTATATTGTTTGCTGATTAACTCTTTCCCCGGAGTACTTATCCACAAAGTAAGATCGATAAACACCAAACTTATTTTTAACGATATCACTGTATAGTTCCCATTTACCCTGCCCGTTCCTGAACATGAATTTCATTTCTTCAAGAAACATACGGAGATTCTTTTCGGCAATAATGATCCCATTTTGTTCAAGCTTCTTCGCAATATCTCTAATCAACCACATATTTTCATGGTCAACTTTCTTAAATGATTCTGCAAACTCCACATCAGGACGCTGCTCTTCTATGGTCTTAATCGCCTGTTGTCTCTCCGCCTCTGCTTGCGCCCTCTCGGCTATGGCTCTATTTTTGGCATCAATCTCGTCAGCTAATGCTCTTAATGCAGATGGATAGTCTTTCGGTGTTATAGAATAGGAGCCGGTTTTTCTTATAGAGGGAAGAACTTCAGATGTTACCCATTTCTTGAATTTTTTAGCAAAATCCATCTTTGATCCAAAAATTAGGCTATACAATCCAGACTCATTGATTATCAGTATTTTAGTGTTTGGAGTGTAGGGACGGAACGTTTCGTTCCACCCTTGAGTATCAGGTACTTTCATTATTAGTCTATCATCTTCATCAACGTGATCCCTTATCGCTTTTCTCGGATTAGTGTACCCTAAAAATGAAGCTATAGGAGATCCTATAAAATACGGTTCTTCGTCAATAATAATAATTTTTAGCTCTCCAAAATCTGAATTTTTGAAAGATGATACGGTTTTAACCTCTTTGCTAAATTCCATTTCGTTGGATTCCGACGTCAAAATAATGTTACTGTTCTTCGCATTGTTTTGAAAATTGCTTACATTTGTTCCCATAATAGGAATTTTACTTTTTATATCCGCCAGCCTGAGAAGGTAGACGGATATGCAAATATAGCGATTAACCTATATCAATAAAGGGTAATCGCTATATTTTTTTTACATGTTCCTATGATTGAGTTCTCGATCTTCGAAAACTCTCTTAATCTGGAAATCTTTAAACACCCTTCTTTTGGCAAGTATTTCATTGTACATAAATCGGTATCTTCGTCCTTTATTCATTTTAACCCTTAACTTCTTTTTCAAGCTATCTTGTATTACAAAATGGTAATATCTTTTAGAGTCTGCGAAATCCATAGCCAGGTGGTTGTAGAGGTAGCCGTTGGTTCCGAGCCTGCTCACGATGTCCAGGTCCCGTCTGACGGCAAAGCGCTGCCCCGGTATAAGTACATGGCATAAGTATCCTACGTTATCTACATAAACACCGGCATCAGCCTCTATATAATGTTCTGATACGGTTTTCCATATAATAGACAACAACCTTAAAACCTCTCCCCTGTCTCTTATCATGCCTTTCTTAAAACCATTCTTTCTTTTCATAAGACGATGGTAGTAGGCTACAAAATACGGTGATTGTATTGATGTTCTTTTCATGTCACTAAGTTTATATAAAAATGGGCCTTGGTTTCACAACTAAGACCCAAATAAAGATAAATAATATTTTGTTATTGAACAATTTGACTTTTCTGATTGGAATCAAGATTCGGATTTTCATCGACAGTAATCTGTAGCCTGAACGCTACTTCCTTTATCGTCTCTGCTACCACGTACTCAATTAGCTTGATAGGACAGATAAATTCGTATTCCCATTCAGATTCACACCCTTTAGGTGTAGGATCGCAGGCCATTAACTCCAGAGCCTTCTTTCTTCTTGTTGTAAAGAACTCTACGTTAATAAGCTCTATATGAAAATCCGGTATATAAATATAGTCGTTTTCTACATAATAAAAAGGACGCCGTTCCTTAACGTATTTAGCATACGGTCTTTTTTGTTCATTACGATACGACTTTATTTCAGCGAACTTAAAAAATATGGTATTATCTACGTTAGTTACCTTGGTAATAGCCGGTCTAAGGGCAGAATAAAGAAGTCCTGGAAGTTTATGCTTTGACCGCATCAAAGTATTACATAACGCAAATTCGGCATCGCAGCAAACTATTTTATCAACTTCAATCATCTCCAGGCAAGTAACGTAAGTTAGGAGCCGGTGGTCGCCAAGTAACGTCCCGTCATCCCACCTCTGGGCTGTATAAGATTCGGCTTTAGTTCTACCGATATTCAATATCCATCTCCGACTAACATGCGAATCTTTGTCAAGGGCATGAATACCGTTTACGACTCTTGATACAAATTCACCATTAGTGATCATGCTCCCCTCCTTTCTTTTGCTCTTGATTCTCTTGATTTAGCATTCAAGATCCTCATATAAATATCTCTTTCACTCATGCCGGATATGGTTTTTATAGCCTCATCCAACATAACTTTCGTATATAAAGGTTTAGGGAATCCCTTTATCTTAACCGGATCAGGAACTAACTTCGCCTTCCGATATTCATAAAATCTTTTAGAAGTTACATTAAGATAAGAAACAGCCTCTTCTCCGGTATAGTACTTAGCCGGATTAGCAAGCTGCGTCCATGTCTCAAGATCGTTGGCTGTGAGATGATCGCATTCCCCGCTTAAAAACATCTCCTTTATCTTATCGCATACCGCCGCACCGCTTTTACGCAGCGTCTCTGTCAGAATTTCTTTCATTTTCAAAACATCCTGTTTTAAATCTTAAAACAATAGAGGCAATGATTATCAACAGAGTAACAGCCATAACAGACCACACTACTATATTGTGCTCAATAGGCATATCAATATTAACCGTAACCCATTCTACACAGATATTAAAAATCATGCTATAGATCAATAACCTATGCCATATACAAAACCTGAACATTCTTGAAAAAGCCAAGAGAAATAGGTCCCATGATAGAAAATGACCTAATATCGGATACAGCCAATTAGTGATACTAAAAGGATAAAACTCATCAAAAATGCTGGCTAACATAATAACCTGCATCAATACAGGATAATACTTCACAAACGTCACACAGACATTCCTTTGTCCTTTGCTAATAAACTTGTTGCTCATAATGAATTGTTGTTATGTTATTAAAATAGGGAAGGCGATCAGTACCTTCCCCTGGTTTTCAATCACTTTTTAGTGCTCGTCTTCTTTCTTTTCATCTTGCCTCCAACACTACCGCCTTGGCGCATTTTAGGTTTGTCTTTCTTATCGACTTCACCACCCTGACGAGCTTTCTTTTTACAAGCCATGATACTAAAAAATTAAAATTGAATGATGTGCAATATTAATCATTTTTATCCTAATAGACAATACTTAAAACAAAATATTATAATCCCAAAAAAAACATTCAAGGGAGAGAACTAAATTCCCTCCCTTGTTAATTATGCTGGGTTAAGATCCATCTGAGAATAAGAGTATTTTAAAGTTCCTCTATCATCACCGCACTCAGCTCCATCTACGATAAAGTTGTAAGAAGCAGGTGACTCATTATAGACATTAAATATACCACCATTCTTGGAAATACCTGTTTTTTCAAATTGTCTAACAGTAGCACTCTTATACAATTTGCCATCATAGGATACGTTTATAGTTCGTATATACCATGTAGTATCCTTATTCTCATCTCCAACATGAACATATCCTGCCAATATACCTCCCGCTACAGCTCCGAAATACGAGCAAGAACTTCCAGGTTGTTTTCTCTGGGTTGTAGTTCCAATGCTTATAGTAGCTCCAGGTATCTCACGGTAACTAGAATCTACAACCTTGATGTCGCAAGTATAAATTCGTATATATCCATTTTCATCTCCAGTCCACTCGAATCCAGCAATACACTTGCCGGCACCAGGGTTATAAGAAACATTATTCTTCTTATGAATAGCCCAAGAACCGTTTTTCAATGTGATATGAGCGGGTACAAGCTTGACCTCAGCCGCAGCTTGTGTAACATTTATTTTCAATGTTTTACCACTGTCATTTTGAGTAAGCACAACGGATCCAGTACGAGAAGAAGATGTACTTGTGTTGGCAGTTATCTTAAGAACACAAACCATACTATCAGAAGCCTGATTTTTATACTCAGTCGTAATCCAAGAAGGTTTAGATGTAGTACTAAAACCATGATAAGAACCATTCAATGTACTTTTGATTGTATATTGAGCATCATTAGATGCAGCTTGAACAGATAAAGATTTATCTGAAGTAGTATTATCATCGAATGTGAACTTATACAACATTTGTCTTGCCTGCGAAATACTAAGAGTAATTGTCTTTCCAGATTCATTTTGAACAAAAACAATGTCACCAGATCTGGAAGAAGATGTTGTATTGGCAGATAACGTCACCACAGCCTTCATACTTTCAGATGTCTGATCTCTGTAATCAATAGAACACCAATCAGGTTTCGATTTAACAGAAAAACCTATATATGAATTACTCTTAGTACTTATGATAACTTCTTCAATATTCTGAGATTCTCCAGAGACGGATCTCGACTTGCTTGTTCTTCCATCATGGAACTGAAATTCGTATGGAGCATATCCACATTTTCCAACTTCATATTCGTATTTGTATTTGGCATGACCACAATCATCATAACGAACGTATTTCACTTGATCATTCTTACATCCATCTTCTTGCCAAGAACCGTAAGATCCGCAATTACAGCAATTCCTACAACTTACAGAATATTGACGATTTATGCTACCAGAACAGCTATCACGATAAGCATCATACTGAGTATGGCCCACACAATCTCCTGTTCCGTAGTAAGACCAGGCTGTACAAGATTCTCCACCTCCATTAACCCATCTTGTGTTGTTGTAAGAAGAAGAACATGGATTGGTGTCACGTTGTTGCTTCTGAGACGTACAACCGTCGCAACGGGTACTTCCGGTATCCGACCAAGAAGGAGTTGTGCTATCAGCTACGCAATCACCATTTTTGTTAGCTACTGCCTGACCTTGGGAATTTACAGCATCTTGAGCCTTCTTATTAGCATCAGCTTGACTGATATTGGACGTAAATGGACCACCTACCTGATCTTGTGTTACGGTAACAGAAGAACCATGCTGGCAGCTTCCGCAATTGTTTCTGGTGAAGACCTTACTTGCCTTACCGGTCCAGGTACAAGTTCCCTGCGCGTCAGCAAGAGCCTGTCCCTGCTGTTCGACGGCAGTCTGAGCCTTGCTATTTGCGTCTTCCTGACTTACGGTAGACGTAAAAGGACCGCCGGTTACATCATCTTGATCTATGGTAACCTTAGATCCTACACCGCCGTCAGCACACTGTTTTGTAAATTGCTTGCTATATGTTCCGGTCCAGGTACATACTTTATCTCCACCTTCTACCCATCGTTCATTTTCTCCACCATAGCATTCGTTGGTATTAACCTGTTTTTTATAAGATTTACCACCTTCACATTTGGTTTCAAGCGGTTCGGAATCTACCCATACAGGGTCGGTGTTATCTGTTTCACACGTTCCGTTCTTATTAACATAAGCCTGACCTTGTGCTTCTACGGCTTCCTGAGCCAGCCTATTTGCCTCTTCCTGACTTTCATTAGAATAGAACGGTCCACCCACCATGTCTTGTGTTACGCTCATCGGAACGCCATGCTGACATGACCCACAATTGTCTTTCGTAAATTCCTTGCTATATACGCCTACGAACCTACATTTACCTTTCTGGTTGGCAATATTCTGTCCTTGGGCTTTAACAGCTTCCTTGGCCTTATTATCAGCATCTTCTTGACTTACGAAAGAAGTAAAAGGATTGCCTTCAACATCAGCTTCACTTACCTCTACTTCTGTTCCTGAATCCGGTATCTCACAGTCGTTCTTCTGGAACGTTTCTGAATAATGACCGGTCCAGCTACAAACCTTATTTCCGCCGTCTACCCAACGTTCCTGATTATGAGTTTCAGAACATTCATTGGTGTCACGTTGCTTTTTCTGAGACTTACCTTCGCTACATCTAAGTTCTTCCGGTTCTACGTCTTCCCATACAGGATCGGTGCTTAATGGCGTACAGTTACCGTTTTTATTAGCATAAGCCTGACCGCCTTCTTCTACGATCCTACGAGCTTCTGTATCTGCCGCCTCTTGACTTTCTGTTGATGTAACAGGGCTTCCATTTACCATCTCAGCCGTAACCTCCATCTCTACACCTTTATGACAAGCCTCGCATTCGGGAACGAATCTCTTGCTGTAATGACCGGTATAGACCGTCATATCTTCGCAATTCCCTTTATTATTGGCAATAGCCTGACCTTGCTCTTTGACAGCAGCCTTGGCCTTGTTATTAGCATCATCTTGGCTTACGGTAGATGTGAAAGGAGCACCAACAACATCTTGTTCGGTTACCGTAATCTTAGATCCTACCTGACCTTCAGTACAATCATTTTTGGTAAATTCCTCACTGTATTTACCAGTCCACGTGCAATGGCCGTCCCGGTTAGCTATGGCCTGGCCCTGTTGCTCGACAGCAGCCTGAGCGAGCGCGTTAGCCGCCTCCTGGCTTTCGTATGAAGTAAAAGGACCACCGGTTACATCGTCTTGGTCTACTGTTACCTGAGAGCCTACGCCTTCTCCTTCACAATTGTCTTTTGTGAATACCTTGCTATATACACCAACAAATTGGTTTTTATCTATGCAAGTACCTTTCTTATTTGCAAGATCTTGTTTCTGTTCTTCCATAGCAGCTTCAGCCAGCGCATTAGCTGCCTCCTGGCTTTCCCTTGACACAAAAGCATCTGGGTATCCGGCAAGATCCTTTTCAGTCAAATCAACGAAGCTTCCGGTCTGAGATTCGGCATCGCAATCATTTTTCTGAACACGAGCCGAAGCCTTTCCTATAAAATAATTAGGATCCTCAATGCATTCACCATTAAGGTTGGCTTGTTCTTGACCGTTTTTCTCTATATCATCAAGAGCTTTCTTATCAGCATCTTCTTGACTTACGTCTGATGTGTATTTACCGGCTTCTACTGTGTAAGTGTAAGGAGCTCCGATAAACCCATCTTCGCAGTCATTCTTATAAAATACTTTTGACTTCTCTACGTTATACCATAAATTTGTTTCACAGGTGCCATGCTCATTAGCATATCCCGGACCTTCAGCTTCCAAGGCTTCCAAGGCCTTCTGATTAGCATCTTCCTTAGAAACAGAAGAAGAGAAGCGGCCGGCTTCTACAACGTACTCCACCATAGATCCAACTTCGGTTACCTCACAATCTGTCTTTTGGAACATCTTGGATTTCCTGTCGTTGTACCATTTTATGGTATTGCAAGTACCATGAGAATTAGCATAGTCTTGACCCTTGGCATCCAACTCAGCTTCAGCCTTACGGTCAGCATCTTCCTGGCTTATGGTAGAAGAGAACTGCCCGGCTTCGATAGTCATCGTAACCAAACTTCCTTCTTCAGTATCAGGATCGCAATCGTTCTTTCTAAACGACTTTGATTTCTTAACATTATACCACAATATGGTTATACAACGACCATGCTCATTAACCCAGTTCTGACCATTTTGCTCAATGTCTTTCATAGCCTTGTCATCAGCATCAGACTGAGATATGATAGACGTGTATTTTCCGGCCTCAACAACATACTCAAGCTCTTCCCCTTTCTCTGTTTCAGGATTACATCCTTCTTTTGTGAAAAGAGCTGACTGTCTTTTATTTCTATAAACTACCTGTTCTTTTTTTTTATGAACTAACGTATATTCTTCAGATACGCTACCGTCCCTGGAAGACACCCTTATCTTGACACTTCTGTTGGCACCAGTATCATTTTCATCAAAGTAAATATTAACCTTGCTATTAAGGCCGCCTTCTTTCTTATCTATGTCTGCCCAACAATTGCCTACTTTCATTCGCTAACCCTCCATCTTAAATTTTCGGGAGTTGTATTTACGTTGATTACCTCAGGAGACCCATCAGAATCAAGATTAACAACACCCTTGTCCAGGTAAATTTCCTCCTTATCCACAGACTCGCATTCAACTATTTCAATAACATAATCTTTTATATTACTTTCTATACTTAACTGCGTGCTTGTTTCATCACCCTCAACCTGTTCAAATTCCTTATCCAATTTAATGTAAGGAACGACCTTTCCGGGCTGATAGATAGGAATCAGTACACCATTTATAGTTATGTTCTCATTAACTTCATTCCCATCCTCATTATCAGGCATGGAAACAATCATCGAAACCTGGAACGTGTCTTCAAGACCCGGATCACCAGGGAAACCATAATCAAGCCTAATATCATTGACGTCAATATTTAGACCGGAAGCGGTAGTAAATGCTTTTATAATACCCTTTATATCTTTCTCACCTGTAATAAGGGCATTGATAGAAGCGGCGTTGGTAGTAATAAGGATCTGCTTGTCTCCACCAGATATAGGGAACTCCAGCCTGCTAACCGAGACTTCTGTGATCTTAATGCCTTTTTGCCTGAAAGTAATAGCTTTCATACTTTCAGTATCGGATTTCTTCACAATTCGGATAGTGATCCTGTCTTCCCTTCCTTTCCAAGATGGAGCATCGAAATTCATTTTATCACGACCGACACCTTCCTTCTTGTCCGAGGTAAGCCAAGAACCATCATCCATCTTATATATTCTTTCTTTGCTCATAATAACCCTCCTTTATTAAAGTGTCAGTTCCCATTCAACGCCATCATCTACCACAACCTGTACCGTAGCCGTACCACCTGTGGCTTCAAATGTTATGTCAGTAGGAATAACGTCAAATATCTCTTGTACCCCTACACATCCTAAACCACAGATAATGTCCTTAAACCATTCCTCTTTAGCATATTTTTTAAGAACCTCTTTAAAGAACTCACGAAGCCAATCTGAATCAATAGATTCCTTAAGTATGGTTTCTATTATCTCCTTAAGCCAAGATTCGTGCATTTCCTCTTTTAGAATCTCTTTAATAAGCTCGATAATAGTTTCTTTATCTAACTTATCAGAAGGCACAGAGCCATCAACGAGATTACCCCCGCATATAAATCCTTCGCATTTTTCTGCCATTTCTTATCCTCCTAAATTAACAATGGAACCCATAAGAACTATTTGCCTCTTCTCGGTACACGACCCTCACTTCAGCAAATTCGTCTTGTTGACACATATCCCGGCAGAACTTAACAGTACGACCCTGGACTTTATACATATCAGAAGGTACAACACCTCCGCAATAAGACACAAGCAAAATCTCTGCCGGATCTTTCTTTAGAACCACATGAGAAGTACCGTCAAACACTTCCGTATTGACAGATCCACTTACGTTAATAGCCCTTGAAACGTATTTAGCTAAATTAGCCAAAGCTCCGTCTAAAGGCATACCATGATACAAACCAGCTTCTTCTATAGTTTCTCCATCATAGAATATGTTAGAAGAAGGAATATTGCAATGATGCGGGCGTTCGCACCTACCATGACTGCCAAAACAACCGTTACCTGTTATTGCCATTGTTACTCAAAATATTTATTTTTTGTTTTAAAAATTCTATTTCCCTATCCTGATATTCCATACGGCATATCATTGCATTGATTAAAGCCGTAAGATCAGATTTCTGAGCCAGACTGAAGTAGCCAGCGTTGATGCCGTCCGCGCAGTACACGCAGTTCGTGCAGGTGTATCCGTCCGGGCATGGCACCGGCGTTTCGTCCACATGTGGAACATATACGTGTTTGCCACTTAAGCCCTCACCAATTTGTGCACTCTTTTCCATTTTGTAACTGTTTTTCAAGTTGTTCAACCCTTTGTTTTAAAAGCGTATTCTCTTCTACCATCCTATCCAAAAACTTATCTATGTTTTCAAAAACCAGTTCTATATTATGCATAACCTCATTATAAGGCATACCTGGAGTTAATTTGGATATGAATGTCTTGCATCCTGTATAATGAATGCAATGATCGCTTAAATGACCATACGGGCAATCGCATTCTTTTGGAAGAATCTCGCAATTGTCCGTACAGTCATTACATGGATCAGACCCGATACAAATATTAGATCTCAGAATATCAGGTCTGTCATCTTTACAAGTGTTACATGAGTTCATGACTTTCTTTTTTTTGGTGCAAGATAACAATTTTCATTCACATCATCACAATAAGAAGTCAATCAATGTATTCCAAGCGGTTAATGCTGCCTTTAAAAACGTATCCGCATCTGTTTTCTATCTCTACATCGGTAATAGGGAGAATAGCATCTTTACCATAAGTAGGTTCACATTTTGAAATGAAATGCCCATCAAACCTGCGGTTGACCGACGTCTAACAACAGTTGGGCAAGGCCGCAATAGGTGCGATACGAATCAGAAACGGCGTAATGCGCATACAGATGACGAGGCGAGCAAAAGCCATTGTACGCATAACCGCCGAAACGAGCAGCCACTCTGGACTTTATGCCGATAGCTGAAGCCCAGTAGCCATTGTCATATGTATAAAAACATTCTCCTGTTCCGATACTTCCCCCTTTTTTATCCTTCCATCCGGCATAAGGGATACGGTGTAAAGTATAACTATTTCCTAAATTTTGGGTAGTTGCTATCTTTTTATATTTAGATTCAAAATTAAAAACCTCACCATTATTTATAGTAGACCTTTTCTCATATGTCCATTTCTTTTGATCTGGCTCTATATAAATATCAATAGTATTACCTATTCGAGTGACATTAGGATCATTTAAACAAGTTCCTACCTGTTCGTATCCCCCTCCACAATATCTAAAGATGTCTCCAGACAAATTCATACCATCGAATAAAGACATCCTTAAAATAACTTCCAAATCAAATTCTGCTGGTTCGTCATTTTCGTCTAAGGCTGATATGGTACCAGTCATTTCCTTAAACACAATAACATTCATATGACCTTCAGCCATACTTTTGGTTCCCTGAACGCTCTTATACCAATATTTTCCTCCATAAAAATCAAACTCTAATCCTTCCTCTACTCCTGTCTCAAATGCAAAAGAAGCAGCCATCTGACTTTCCATGCACTGTTCTTTAGGATACCCTGAATTTATGAGATTAGAAAAATAAGTTTTTTTAGTAGGTTCATAATGGATAATAGAAGCATCTGTAGCCCATGCTCCATACAGCCACGACTCTTCTCCCTTTTTACGGTATTTCACTCCTCCGTATTTGCGATAATTGACATCATTACCTATTCCGTTATTACTTGATATTCCGGAACCGAAAGTGTCTGGATTAACTAAGTATTTAGTACCGTACAACATTTCAAGGTATATGATATACGCATTCAAGGTCAAAAACCCACCTTCTGAAAAAGGATAAGAAGATTCAGGATCTACGTTATTAGCCCTCGAATACTTAGCTATATTGATTTGATTTACATCATTGGCTCTCGGATAAGTTCTTCCATTTAGGAACATCGTGCAGGCGTTACCAACTCCGGCTCCGGATTTACAATTTGTTTCTCCTTCATACAAGAAAAAGAAAGACCTTGCCTTGGAGTCTACTGTACATACCGGTCCAGGAGATAAGGCCGTGGGCGGAAGCACAGGGCACGTCTGGCGCAGGTCAAGTCCGTCCAGCATAGGAACCGTGTCTGCGTCGTACACACCAGACCATATTTTCCCGCTTTTGCCAACTACCTTATCAACTACATACAGACTCTTGCTACATCCTAAGAATATGCTATAATTCTTTGAAGTAGTCTCCCAAGGTCTTAAAATCCTTACCTCTGATCCTGATACATTATAAAGTTTTTGACCAATACCATACTCTTCGTAAAAAGCCTTAGCGTCAAATGCTCCAGCATTACAATACTTATTTTTATGACCGCTATCCAAATACAACTCCACATCACATTCGGCTCTCATTTCCTCGGTTATGCCTACCGTAGGAGCAAAATCTCCATTTTCAAATCTAAGGAGATTGTTCTTACGAAGCTTTCCAACCGGACGCACTTTGTCTCCGGTATTTTGAGTCATGTCTATAAGGTAAAAATCCCAAGAAGGGAGAAGGCTTTTGTCGCCAGCTGATTCCGTGGCTTCTGGAGGAAGCTGGTCCTCAGCCCAAGCGGATGCCGATCCTGAAGCACCTTCTTTAAGAACGTTGAAAGTATTACCATCAGACAAAACAAAAGGTTCAGATCCCTCCCCTTTCTTCGATAAAAACTTTTCCCTTTTACCAACTTGATTAACGACGATGCTCTTCTTAGCCTTATTCCCCTCATCGGAAATAGTGTAATTCAAAGTCGTATCAAGACCTTCATTTATTTCAGAAAACACCGACACCAGTTTATCATTCTCACCTTCTGTCGGATTAAATTTTACGTTGCTCATTTTCAAAAATCAAATTGACATTCATCAACAACGGGCTCGCATTTGGTATTTTCATTAACCCATTTCATGCCCTCTTCTTCCAGTATCTTCTTAGCCTTTTCATTGGCATCATCAACACTAATGAAAGACGTTACGGTACCGGCGTATATCCTCCTGTATTTCTCAGGAGCCTTCCATCCTTCCTTACAACGTTTACTAAACCAACCATGTTGATCTTCGTTGTAATAAACGGTTTTACATACTCCAGATTCGTTAGCGGCAGCCTGCCCTTCTTGCTCAAGAATCTTCGCAGCTTCGTAGTTGGCTATTTCGGTACTGAACTTAGACCATACACGCCCGGCCTCTATCACATGATGTGTAGGTCGTTCTTGTTTTTGACCATCAGGACAATCATTTTTAAAGAAATCCCCTTCCTGTCTTGTGTTATAATATACCTCGCAACAGCCACCTACTTTATTAGCATACAACGGACCTTCTTTCTCCGCAAACTCTTCCGCTTTCCTATCTGCATCATCTTGGCTTATATCCGAACAAAATTCAGCTTCATGAACGATGAAAGTTTCTTCAGAACCAAGATCTTCCGGACAGTCCGATTTCTTGAAAACTTTTCTGTATTCTTTGTTGTAATACATTTTTTTCATGACAAGATCTTATTAAGTTCTTCTTTAAATTTCTGAATCTCGTCCGGACACAGCCCACATTCCCCTTCACATACGATTCTTCTCATACGATCTATTTTAAGAACCGTATCCATATCAGGCTTGATACCTACCTTATACTTATGATATTGTAGATACTGATCAGCCTTACATGCTATAAAACGATCAGCACACTCACATAAGTAAGATGAAGGGAAAAGGATTTGCTGTGTACTTCCGGTAGCTGCCATATCATTTCGAGGTAAAATACCTGGCGTATTCTTTATTTATATATTCAGAATAAGTAGCAAGATCATCCGGATCCGGGCACTCGTTCTTCAAATTAACGATCCACCCTCTTACCAGCTTTTGAATATCAGCATACCTTTTACTTACACCTCCTACAAACCTGAACTTGCGATGAAGGTCTATGATTTTCTTGTCCAATACAGCAAGTTCATCGTATTTCTGAATACAAGCCGCATTAGAATCAGCTTTAGGTGTCGTATTCGACTGAGGCTTTATAGCCCGACTTTTATTAACAGAAGCAATGTTGCTTCTTCCACATCCGCATCCCATAACTTATTGATATTTAATTGATTATATTTTGCAACCACAATTTTCGCAATTATTGAGAACGTAAATCAATTTAGATGCTTTTTCGTATAATTGTTTTACGTTTTCAAAATTCCCTAATCTCATATTAGCTTCAGCCGCAGCCAGCAAAAATTCTATTTCTTTTATTTTATTAATAATGTCATCATCCTCATGATCACATAACACAGTTGACCTGGCCCATACTTTATCTATGTTAAGACGGATCAGATCCGTTTTTAAATACTTTCTGTTAAATGAATAAGAGGAAGGACTGCCTTTTATGGTAATATCGTATATACCATCTTTTAGGTTTTCAAAATCATTTCCGCGACCTGGATTTATGCCAAGGGTCTTACTATTGAATACATTCAACTGATTCTTACCAAGATAATAAACATACTTATTCTCGTCTTCAGGTGGCACGATCTCTATAATAGCCGGTCTGTCTGCAAGTATCCCCCATTCCGACTGATCGGCTATGCGAAGCGTTTTAGGGTTGTTGGTGCTTATAACCTCAAAATCAAGATGGATGTTGTTCATACTCTCTTCCCATCCCATTCTGGTAAGGGAATCATCGTATCTGGCTGTTATATCAGATCCTTCTACTTCAGTACTATTAACACGTACCTCAGTACCATTTATCTTGACTCCTACTATTTGGGCTACCAACGACTTAGCCATACCAAACATAGGAACAATGATTTCCCCGTTATAATCAGTTCCTTCATTTGGATACTGTACTACTTCCGTCTTGTACAGGCCATCATTTCTTCTGGCTACTATTCTAATAACCATCTGATTTTCTACATCGTAGTCGGTCATTACTATCCTGACATAGAAAATGTTATTTCTTATCTGTGGTAAAATATCGATATAGTTCATACCTTATCTTTTTCTACAAAGATAAGTAAATGAGGTGATAAAAGTTTAAACTATTGGACATTAAATAAAAGGTGAGGTGATTGTCACCATATCCGATAATAGATTCCAGCGCCTAAGTAGGGGGAGAAGCCCTCGCGCCCAACTCCATACCCTGCCGTCAGTCCTATGCCCCATCGCCGGCTCTTTTCGTATATTATTTCTTTTTTATGGTAGATGATCATCGTATCTAAATTAGGTCTGTATCCGCTTATAACAGCCCGATAATCATCTGTGTTGTATGTTTTTCTTTGTATAGGAATATTGATATAAACAGTGTCTTTTATCGTATCTTTTTCAACTATAGCATCCATAGGGAAAGGTATTTCTACCTCCCCTACGTCAACTATATACTGAGGAACAGGAACAGGTTGGATAATGGTATCTACTACCGTATCTATTTCTATATCGTGTATTATTTCTTGTTTCTTGCATGTTTTACCAAACAAGAAAGATATAAAACACAGTAGAAGAACTCCTAACACATGACTGACCCTCATTTTTTGCAAACACATCTTTTACCCTCCTTATCTTCGTCTAAAAGCTCTTGTATATCACCGTTGTTAATACCTTCTTTAAGCTCTTCTCCGAATGGAACTTTTTGCCACCAACTTACTTTGCTAAAGAAATACTTAACGCCTTTTACTATCATTAAATCAGGTGCAAGGTCACCGAGGCGCTTGAATGCCATCCCACCGTATAATATTAAGGCGAATATCGTAATCCACTGAAGAAGCATATCTATAAACTCTGGAGATTTATGTCCTCCCATAGACATAATAAGATCCATTCCGGATATGGTAAACAACCCGAAAGAGCAGGCCGCGAACTCAAGAAGGATTTTCAAAACTCCCATTTCGCTTATGCATGTCAATATCTTAAAAGGCCTCTTTCTCTTTCTTCGGATATAGCAGTGTTTGATACTTTTTATAGTAGCTAACAAAAGATTTATAGCTAATATAAACAATATAGAATATATAAGGTGGTGAATCTCCTGGAAATTCATCCACAACGCTGATAATCCGGAAATGAGAAAAGCCCAGAAACTTTCTAAATTCACCCTTCCTACAAAACGATAAGCCATATTAGAACATAGTTACTTTCTTGCTACTTCCAAGAGAGTCATATACGTCAATATGGACCCAATTGGTACCTGATTCTAATCTAATGGGACAAGGAAGTAAATCCTGCGACTGAATTATTTTATTCCTTGTCTCTTCTGCCGTCATACCCTTGGCATCGAAATCGATAGCTGCTCCAAGCATATGAGGACTGATATACAACGACCCTGATACGGTTTTAGATTTTACTATATCCGAGATATTGTTCCTAAACCCACGCTCATCAAACCTTCCACCCGACTTCCAGGTATTAACCGTCATCGGAGTTTTTAAGATGTCTTTCCTTAAAACCAGTATCGTGTGAAGCAATTCAGTTCTTAAATACCTCCAGCAAAGATCTTTGTCTCTATCGTACTCTTTAGGACCAACTAATTCAACAATACTAAAATACTGACTCAATTCTTTTATAATATCTTTTCTTTCCATAACTTAACCTTTTTCACAAAGATAATCAGAACCTTACCGAATATGAAAATAAGTAGGTATTGGATTAAAGAAAAACCCCTGCATAAATAAATATACAGGGGTTATCCATAACATTAACAACAAATCACGACCTAAACAACCCTTACATATCCGGCTGATACAAGATCAGCAAGATTCTCGTAAGCCAAAGGGATGCCTGAATCTCTTATGCAAAGATACTTAATTTCTTTGTCAATGTAATACTTTCCATTCTCTAAAATAGAATTATATACCCAAGGAATAGGATCGTCTATCGTACCTGAATGTTTTTCCTGAACAACCATATACAAACTTTCGGTTCCACCTCCCTGACCAGGAACCCAGTCGGCTTGGAGATTATGATTTTGCCTTACTTCAAACAGGGTCCAATCCAAATCCGAAGGTTTGTTCTTGCTACGGAAACGTTGCCCTTTTACAACAGCCGTACCCATAGGAAGACCTTTGTCGCCGTAAACTCCATCCTTATCCCAGATAGGGTACAATCCCTTTATCTTAAGAGCAAGATTCTGGTCGATGTTTTCCAACATAGCCGGCGTGTTGATCATCGCCCTCATGTACATAGCTGTAGCCTTCTCCGGATCATTGGCTTCAAGGATCTTATTTTTTTCTATTATCTGATCCTTTGTCCTTACCAACTTTTCAGGATAGCCTTCATCTACTTTCATAGACTCAACTTCACTCCTGTTGGTTTTAGAAGCTATTTCCTTTTCTATAGCAGCAGTACGATCGTTGCACTCAGATTCATATACATGCATTTCATTCATTGCCGTATTAGCTATGTCAAGTTCGTATTCTGAATCTGCTACAGATACAGTATATATCCCGCTTCCTTTTGCTACATCAATATCGTCTTTAACCCTCTGCCTCATGCCACTGTTATACCATATCTGTTTACCATCCAGACTATAAGAACGAACAGCATCAGAATAAGCATATTTTCTGGCTTCAGAAACTTTCTTGTCCTGAGCCTCCTGGACCAACTCCTCTTCAGTTGGTCCAGGAGGCTCAGGGTCAAGCTGCATGGCAATAACTTCTTTCACACTCGCATCAGGATTGTCTTGATGGAATTTTTCTTGACCAGAATCAAGGAAAACCCATTTACCATCTAAGAAATCTTGGTAAGAATACCCTACTTCGTAAGAAGAAGAGTCTAATTCGTATTCCCCCCAGTAAAAACCTTTTACGTTTTTATTTACATAAAGCATACTCTATCCTTTCTGTTAAGCTTGTTCACCTACTCTAATAACCAACTTATCATTGATATACCAGATACTTAATTCTATAAAACTATTTTTAGGTATCACTACGCTATCGCCTGACATACTCTGGAACTGTCCAGAGGTAGGAAGCGGCTGTGCGATGTCCGTGCCGGTGGTGTTGTTAACCCGCACCTGCCACTCCCTCCCAACATACTCAGAAGATACGGTCATAGACAGATTCGTAGCAGAAGCGACGTTGGCTATGATATTATGAGCACCTTTTGGTAAATTTGCCAATGTTGTAACAACCTTAGGGGGCATAGCCATAAAATTCAAATAAGACAATATCGTATTAGACAACGTAACCAGATTGTTCATAGCCTCATATGTCTTATCTTGAATAACAACAAAAGTCCCCACCTGAATTTCTATATCATATTCAGATGCGCCTACCGCTGAGTCGGTATTAGCAAATGAGGCAAATACTATTTTTAATTTAAAATTATTTTCAAAATCATTACCTTCTAAAAAATAATTCAAATAATAATAATCACCATCTAACTTACCTAATGTGATATTGTTATTGTATGCATCCAAAACTTTTGCAAACGAATTTTCATCAAGAGATCCGGAATTACCAGAAAATATGGATAAATCAAGATAGCCAGAATCTACTCCTGTACTTACCATACCAAGCGATTCAAGTACCTTAGTTCCACCGTCTTCAGTAACCAAAATATATTCGTTATACACGTTTTTAGTTTCTGTAGATGCCACATCGTCTTTTACAAGATACATGACATTATCCTTCGCTTCTTCAACAGTAGGAAGTTTGCTAACAATTTGCTTCTTCCACCCTGCCGCCGAAACAGCATCATCTATGTACTGTTTTGTTACATGATCTCCCCATGTCATATTACTAAGAAGAGTCTTGCTACCGTCTTGACTTCCGGCAGGGGGAGCCGGGATAAGGCCTCCTTTGCCCGACTCTGAGCCCGTCCCAGGAGCGGCCTGCACCACATTCTCAAGCCTGGAATCAACCTCCTGACCTTCGAATTTACTGTTATAACCTACTTCTGCCATTTTTTATTTTTTATTGATTTTGTCCAACAATTTCTTGATCTGGTCTACGATATCCATCACCGCCCCAACCTTGTTTTTTACGTCCTCAACCTTCTGATCGATCTTAGAGTCCAAAGCCTTTAAACGGTCTTCGTTTTTACGATACACTAAATACAGGGATAAACCGATGATTGCTATCGTAAGGATATTAGCCAAAACGCATCCGATTATTATCTGAAACATGATGATTATATGGTAGATAACGCTACCACACGCTTTAATTATTCAACTTTCCACAAATATAACAATTGTCCCAACCATAACAAGATCAAAGACGCTCGTTATTAACATCGGACACCCATTCTTTAGATGAAAGAATAGATTCAAACTCAGAAGAAGAGCTGTCATATACCGGATACGGGTATTGAGGATCGTCATCAGCCTGCATATCTAAAGACTTGAATAGATGGTCATAATGTTCTATGTGCAAAATAACTTTAGAACCATCTACACTAGTTCTTGGACTGCCTGTTCCTAATTCACGCCTCTTTTCTTCAGATACGGAATCATATACTTCTTTTGGTATGATAATGAATTTCATATTATTTTGATTTTAGGGTTTGTAAATAGTTATATGCTTTGATACAGTCGTCTTTGGAAAGAATCTGATTGTTATATATGCCTAAGTTTTTAAAAGCTATTTGGGTATATGCTGTACCGTTAAAACCGATTGACAAAACAGAGGTACTGCTTGTTATGTCTTGATCTTTACTAATTAATATTTCAGACCAATCATCAAGGTATATACGTCCATCAGAGCATATGGCTTTTATAGATTTAACGTTCTCTATAGTAATTCCTGATGTTCCCGTATTTATGAATAGGCTTAATCCTGTTGTTCTGTTATAGACAACAAAGCTGAATGGTTTAGTAATTCCTGCATTTGTTGCCTTTTGATTTAATAATACCCATTCTCCTACAAGTGTCCAATCTTTATTTAATTTAAAAGAACTATCTTGTACTCTATCATCCACCCCATCAGTAACCAGGTATCCTTCGTATTCGGGGATTTGCTCTATGGTAATATTGCATTCACCAGTAAACCCAACAGTACCTATTCCAACTATCACTTTACCATCTTCTTGTGGAATATTATAATCACTACGATATATGCCATCTTTATCAATCACATATGCATCTGTTACACTTTTTCTACCCAAAAATATTTTTTGACCATCAACTAACCCCGTGACTTTAAATATTATTGTTGTTGACGAACTATTATAACTATATAAAATATCTGTATTATAATTTGTAGAAGAACCGGTTATTTTCGAATTTGTTATAGTAACAGAATATCCATTTTTTACTATATCGCCTCTATCTGCAACATGATTCCAATTAGTAAATTTTTGTATATTGTACAACCCATACCCACTATTCCCACTAAACCCAAAATTCGACAGTACAAGATTATTACCATTGCCCGTAATGTTGGCAATAGTAGCACGATCTTCGTCCTCGTTGGTTTTGCCTACCACTGTCCATGCTTGGTCGGGGAAGAGCCAGGGATATTGCTTCTTGTGCCAGTTGAGAATATTTTCATCCTCTTCATCGGTAGTAAAGTGACCGTTGTCTATAATCTGACCGGCGATGCCGGCTCTAGCAAAAGATGCATAAGTTGCATTCTTCCATAAATAATATAGCCCAGCGTTTTCCACCCAGTCCCCACACGTACCTGTTACAACTTTATTAGTTAATAAGTTCTTAATACATATATTATTACCATTTCGTTTACAAGCAAACAAATTAAGCCCATTAACAAAATCAGCATTTATATAATAGTTATTACCCGCTATAAAAGATACATAAACCAAAGACGAATATTGCATGGAAAAAGTTTTTTTGCTATCAGCTCCACACAAAATCATATTCCTTGTCGGATTATTCTGAAACGGAATAAACGCCGTGTACACCGTATAGGTATCCTTGAAGTTAAGCTCCTTCTCTGTAACTGCAAAGTCGTCTACTCCGTCACCGAGGATAAAGCCGGGGTAGAGGGGAAGGATTTCAATCGTAAACTCTCCTCTGGTTGATCCATATCCGTTATAAAAATATGTTGGTTTCCCTGCCTCAACAATATCAGCATCAACAGTATATATGCCATCTTTGTCCCATGTACCGTAGACAGTATTCGTTGTTCCAAAAAAAGCTAATGTTAATTTATTTCCAGGCTGTAACCCCGTTACCCTAAACGTAAAATTCATGTGCTTAACACCAGGTGGACTAGCTATAAAGACATAATCATCTAATGTGAATTTATAGAATGTTTGGTAATTTTCATCGCCATACCCGCCAACCCCGGACATCCCTTTCCAAGCGAAATTCTTGAAGGATAGGAACCTACCTTTATGGTCCGCATCCTCGATCCTCGGATCGTCCATAGCCGCCATCATCTCGTTCGTCAGGCCGCCAAAATGCCAACGAGTGACATCGCCCGGAAGTTTAGGAAAATCATCTACCTTACAAGGTAAATCGGATATCATCTTCGCATACTCTTTAAAGGGTATGGAAGTAGGTACATCATACCCTTTGGATATAAGGGCTCGCCTTATATCCTCCTTGGTATTTATGATCCTCATTAACTTATCTGATATGGTTCCCATTACACTTCCTCCCCATTTATGTAATCTAATACCTGACCTATGTCTCCGATGTCTGATTTTATTGACTCTCCTTGAGAATGTATTTCAATAAGTTTCTGATATAAGGTGTTATCCCCTATACGATTCTTATCTGTAGCTTGTTCTTCGATCTTAGTTATCGTATCAGGATCTTCGTACTTAACACCATCAGGGCCATACCATTCGTCTGTTAAATTCGTGTATTTATGACGGACTGGAGTCGGTTTAGACTCCAGTGTTACTAAAAAATATTCGTTACAGCTCATGACAATAAGATTTAGTGATTGCAACAATTACATCTACAAACTGTTCTCACGTAGCCAGAGGGAATAGCCGCCAGCTCCGCCCCTACGGCTATCGCCGGGTCAGTGCTTTCCATGACCGTCAGCTCCATCTTGTCCACGTCAAGGTCATTGTCGTAAACGATTTCTCCCTCAACGTAAATGCTCCCTGCATCAGAAACGTAGCAGTTTTTCACCTGTCTTATATGACGCTGTGTAGCAGACGCAAAATCACACTCGATACTTAACCAACCTACTGGTATCTGATCAATATTGGATCCGATATTGTAATCCGGATCGGTTGTTTTAAGAACCATATGTCTCAATTCCCTTGTATTTCCGTATCCGTCCATTGTCATGTATGTCCGGATCTGAACCTTGCCCTTTTCCGTCTTATAACAGTTTTCTACTATTTCTGTGTCGGATGTAGTAGCATCAGGGAAATCACAAACAATACGCTGCCATCCTTCTTGTATTTTGCTGAATGTGGCGCCTCTTTGTATATCAGGGTCGGTCGTTTCTAAGACAATAAGATACTCGTCCCGGACACCTATTATGCTATCTACCGACCTGTATCCACCAAGATGTATTTTACCACCAGGAGTAGTATAACATTCATCTACGGACATAATATGTCTTTCTGTAAGATCAGGGAAATCGCATTCGGTTTTCGTCCATTCGTTAGGTATCTTATCTATTCTCGTCCACTGAGGATAGGCGTCGTCCGTTGTCTTAACAATATAATAATACTGTTCCCTTACACCAAGAACGGCATCAATAGCTTGATAACCTTTTATATTGACCTTACCACCATCAGTCTTATAACATTCGTCCACTTCAACAATTTCCCTGTCCGTCATGTCAGGAAAATCGCAGACCATCCTCACCCAATCTTCGGGAATGGAATCCAGCACGGTTCCTACCTTAATATCAGGATCAGTTGACTGAAGGACGGTGTAAACCTCTTCCCTGGTCCCAAGAATATTATCTATGGCTACCAAACCTTCTACTTGAACTTTTCCTTTTTTAGTAGTGTAACATTCAAGAACGTAAGTTACATCTCGTTCTGTCATGTCAGGAAAGTCACAAACCATTCGAACCCAATTCTCTGGAATTAGTTTAAAAACATGGCCGGCAGGGAAATTATCGTCCGTCGATTGAATAACGGTATAAATAGATTCCCTGATATTTATCTTATCATCTATGGCCTCCAATCCTTCTATTTCAACCTTACCATCCGGAGTCTTATAACATCTGTTGACGAACGTAATGTCGCGTTCTGTCATATCAGGAAGATCGCAGTCGATCATAACCCACTCGTCCGGTATTTTAGTAAGAACTTTACCTACCGGATTATCCATATCGGTACTGTCGGTAATTCTATGGGTTTCTTTAAGAACATCCATCTGATCGTTAAGAAGATACCAACTCCATACTTCAACCTTTCCGCCAGGTGTACGGTAACAGGTTTTGAAATCTTTGATAACCTTCTCAGCTATGTTAATCCACTCCCATTCGGTTGTGGCCGGAATACCAGAAACAGGATGCTTCTTGCCTTCTTCGTCAAGATACCAATAACAGCCATTTAAGGACACAACCACTTGGTAGATTTTGTCCCCTATTTTTATACCGGATTTGCTGTCATCTACCGGTTGGGAGGAACCCCATTTTCCAACTATGTTGGTTATTTTATCAATGCCCCTACCAAAGGCACCGGATAAAAAATCCACGCCATTCATATGAAACTAACTTATTTCAAATTGTTTTATTACAAAAAGGGGGGGGTGGAGGACCAGCCTCCTCCCCCTTGGGATATATAGAAAAAAGGAAAATCAAATCTTGCAGGGCTTGATATTTGCCGAAGCAGCTAACAAGTCCATAAGGTCTTGAATACCTTCGTGAGCGCCATACGGTACATGGAAGTGTACTGTAATATGATCATCAATTACCCTACCGAAGCCGTTAGAATAACGTGCCGGCTTCAACGTTACTGAATAATCAGCATACGGAGCCAACAGGTCTAAGCGGGTTTCTTCGTTGGTAAACATCCGTTCCATAAGTTCTTGGTGAGTCTTACGGAAATCGAAGAACATACGTTGTTCGCGTTCCTTATCCAGCAATTCAGCGCCGAGGTGAGTACGCGGAGCCCAGTGCTGTTTGTATTCGGTATGGATCGGGTTAAAGTACGTGCTGATAGCCTCTCGCTGTTCATCCGGATAACCGCCATTTACAGCAATACGAACAGATCCTTCTTGGAATGTCAGACGGTCAATCAAACAGTCAGACGGAGAAATCATGTAGTCAATACCACGGAACAAGATACCGCATTTGCAGTTCTTAGGAAGCGTATCGGCGATAATGGACTGATCTCCTGCTACGGCACCCAAACGTTTCCAGTTACGTCCACGATAAGATTCGGGAGCTTTAGATACGAAGAAGTCTTTGAAGATTTTATCGCATTCGTCGCAAACCATGTTAGTAACGACCGTTGTTTTGAATTTGTGTTGACATCCACCAGGTGTACCGTAATCTTCGATTGTCAAATACGGGAATGCTGCCTGCAATTCTTCTTTAGCACTGTTACCACATTCATCATCCGGCAACGTGATTTCATAAGCTTCTTTCGAAATCTTACAAGAACCACATGCTTCCCAGCTAACAGTAGCAACAGTAGGATTGCTACACATATCTGCTGTTTTAGCAACGAACGTTACTGTGGCAGTCGGATTGGTTTCTACAAATGCATCAATATCAGCCTTCGTCAGTTTCTTGCTTACGGCCACAGTGTACATACCTACTCCGCCATCTTGGGCTGCTGTTTTCTTGGCAGTGCTACTAACGGCATTCTTAATGCTTTCTACTACAGTGGACTGATCAACACCATCATCCTCTAACGTTACGGCATAAATCAAACCGCCGTCTACCTTAGTATATCCGTCAGGGCACTCTTCGCAGCCTTTCATGATAGAAGACAACTTTTGAGTATAATCAGAAGGCTTACCACCTTCTTTCATCACCTGATATTTAGATGTAGAAAGATGACGTCCGACTCTCTTGATATCCAAACCAGGATAAGCAGCCTTAAGCTGAGCCAGAGCATAAGCATCACCGGTATCACACATTTCCATGCAATAGAAATTCATGTCGGTTTCCACCGGAGTTTTTTCCATTTCATTGCAAGAATGGATAGGATGGATTTCTACAAAATCACCTACCTTGCCACCACCTGCAATCGGCTGATTCTTGATACGTTCGATTGTTTTCAGAATAGCAGCCAAAATATCAACATCTTCGCAAGGATCACATTCTGAGCACATATCCTCACGACCCGGACAGTTTTCGAAAATGATGTAATCATCGATATTCACCTCACCCATCGGATAACCACGAAGCTCGAACAAACGGCCTGTCAACTTAATATGAATAGGGATACGATCACCTTTCCTTGCTGTAATAGCGGTACTGTCGTCAATTCCGTTATAACCGAAAATAACCTCATCTACTTTAATTTCTTTGCTCTTCGGAGCAGAAGCGTACACTTCTATAATTTCATCAATAGCAAACGTAGGTGTAGAGAATGATTTATCATCAGATACACGGTCGTTCACCATCTCATTACGTCCGATTCTGATCTGGAAACGTTGTTCGTCCTTACGATATCCTTTCAAGTCTTTCAACGCTTTCAAACCATCTTTAGTCTGCTCACCATCCAAATCATAGATAGCGATCTGACCTTCTTGAAGCAACAAAGAATCTACGTCCGCCAACTTAGCGTGCGGAGGACAGATAATGTGTCTGTCATACGGTTTATGGATAGCCATAGCCTTATAATATTTTAAAAATTAATATTCTGTTATCTGTCTCAAAAATAGTGATAGTCATATAAGCAACAAAAAGCATTATGAATTAATTAATTCTTAATGCTTTTTGATAGTCTTTAATTTAGGATATGCCTTTCTTCTGCTACAAAGGAGATTGGACGTTGTTTGAATCTATTTGATAACGTCCGTATTCGCTTTCATTCAAAGCAAATTGCTTTTCAATCATGTTAAGGATAATACCAATTAATTTATCATCTAATTCAGGATCTATATCAGTTGAATTAGAACCATCGGATTTAATATATCCTTCGATGTCAACTTCCTTCGGATAGCGGTAATACGTAAGGTAAACGGTGTCTACTTCAAAACCAGACTTGTACACCCTTACCGAATCTTCGCCTATAGTGTAGAACGTTTCCCTAAAATCAAAATCAGGTTTGTTAAAAAAGTCGGCAAGAAGCTCATGCGGGTTTTCGTTCTTAGCCTCCCACATGGTAAAATCAGTGACCGTGCATTCACCTTTGGTAAATACGCCTGATATGTTTGAAAAAGAAAAGAAATCAGAAGGCAATGAAAACAAAGTGCTTTCCGGATTATCTTTATCTCCTTTCTCGTCAAGTTCTTTTGAATACACAACTAACTTTTGGATATAACGTATATCCTCTTCGTTTTTCTTATCAAGGATATAACGAACAAGGCGGTTTTGTTCGTCATTAAAAAGCTGAACAAAACGTGCCTTGTCAAGTTTTATACCACCGTTGGTCATGTTTTCTTCAGCCTTCTGTAAGGCCCGAAGATAACAATCAACAATCTTCATAAATTATTCTTTTTTATCAGCGTATTGATCAATATCAAAACCTTTTTCGTCTTCCTTTTTCTTCTTGTCAGACTTAGCTCCTTCTATTTTTTTATGCTTGTTCTTTAAAGCATTATACGCTTCCAGAACACGTGACTTGGTTTCTAACATCGACTTATTGGAAGCAAGAGCCATAGACGCAGAGATAGCGTCGGCGCCCAGGAGCTCGCCATTCAGATACAGTCCGTCGGTGTTGACGGTGACAGCCAGGCCCTCGATCATTTCCCTGATCATACGATGGAATTTAATCACCTGCATCCCTTCGGAAGATTCGTCGTCAGATAAAAACCTTGAGCTTGCTTCTTTATACATGTCAACGTTCGTATTCTTGGCGTCAATCCAATTAGTGAATATGTATTGAACCATGCTCTGATCAAGCTCTACGCTGTATATGATGTCAAGATACAAAAGCAGATCGTAGATGCTTTTTCTTTCAGCCTCAGATCCTTTCAGTTTGTTCATGAACTCATATAAAATATCAGCCTTATCAATCTGACGTTGTTTCCTGATATCTACGGCCGTAGTCTTGTCTTCTACACAATAATAAGATTCAACGTACATCGGATTACCGTCTTCCTCTTTAGGAGTAAGAGACTTGGACAAAATAGCTATATACAGCTCAAATAAATCACGAACGTCATTAGTGTAGAACAAACGACCATCATACAAGTCTATTCTGTAAGAATCCCAGAAATCGAAATTCTTTTGGTCCAGGTCCTCATTGACAGTTTCTTCAAACGGATACCGAATATTCTTAATACGCATATCCATTTCATTCTTCTTGTCTTCAAGTGAGTAACCTTTATAACATGCTGAATTGATGAAGAAACCGGTATCATACACCCTAAGATCCTTATCCCATCCACAACAAGATACTGTCTTGTTCCCAGGGAAAGGAGTCTTGGAAATACCTCTTTCCTGATATCCGGAAGGAGCTTCTTCATCCATCTTACCTGTTATAACATAAATAGAGTCGGAATATATCTTCATTCCTCCTACGGTAGCCAGCAGTTTCTTAGACTCATGGCTTTCTTCAAAAATCTTTTTTCCCATTTTTTTATATACCCTACGTCTTTTCATATATGAAAAGACTATGTTAGAAACAAAATTTGCGGCCGGTTTTAAAGCCGACCGCAAGTTAATATTAAAAGTTATGATTACAAAGAGCTTGGTAACAATTCAATTGTTACAAACCGGCTGGTTTCTTTTACCCAACAAGCCGATACAGAGTGGCACCAGAATTGTTCTGACATACGAGGATGGCTGGATACAATTTCTTGAGCCGATACTCTGGATGACCATCTACCTTGTTCGTAACCCCACCACATAGAACCAATATCAGGCTTAACGTAGAATACGTTGCTGTTGATATTACCAATACGAGCTTCGGCTGAAGCAGGAATACCGGCGAATGCATTGGAATATTCAGGAGCGGTCAAGTCTTCCATAATACATGAATATGATGTGATAGGAGTCATACCGTCTACCAACTGGCTTCTATCTACCATATCAACGTAATCCAAAGAAGGTTCGTGTTCTACAATGACCTTACCAATACCTGGAATAGTAACACCCTTGATCTTTACAGTTCCTAATTCAAGAGCATCGTTTGATCCTGTTACCGGGTTATTGATGATACGTTCTGTACCCATAAGCGGAGCCAAAGCACCTAATTGAGAGAAGAACTCATCACGGAAGATTTCAACGATGTTCTTATAAGCCATAGCACCTACCTTGAATTTCATTACACGATTTTCAATCGGCATATTGCTACGACCACGGAAAATATAGTCGGCAGCAGCCAGGAAGTGTTCACGCTTGATACCGCCCGGACGTGCATATGAGATAACGAAACCACGGCGAAGTTGGTGATACAGGCCTTCGTTTTTCATCAAAACACCATTATGACCCTTGACTCTACCACCGCGCATGAACATAAGTTCGTATGCTTCCATCTTAGCCAACTCAGCCAAGCAGAACAAAGACACTGTATTGGCTACACGTGCTGTACGCATATCAATGCTTCCGTCACCAAGACGAGAACCGATGATAGCATAACTTGCATCACCTCCTCTGATTTCAGAAAGCTGACGAACTTTCTGGTAAGCTTTGTCGATGAAATTCTGTGTGCGTTCGTCCGCATAAGCCAAAGACTTAATACCAGCGTACATAGTCGTTTCACCTTCAACACCACGGTGTCCACCAAGCGTAAATTCACAAGTCATAGAACCGGCCTTAGAAGCACCTCCTACACCAGAGAACTGAGTAGAGAACTCACCAAGAACGTTTGTTACCTTCCAGTATTTAATACCGGCACGAAGCATGTCTTTCGGGAAGTATTTAGCACGAGAACGGCCCCACAGCTTACACCAGTATCTCCAGTTTTCACCTTCTTGTTTAGGAGGACGCTCTGTAGAGATAAGAGCCTGGCAACCGTTAATCACATCGTAAGTAATAACATCTCCTTGTTTAAATTGTGCATTCAATACAATTTCGAAGAAGCTTTCATCAATACCGGGTTTTGCATATTTCAAAGACGTGTCTTCTACTGTAACCACCTCATACGTCTCTGATACCGGAAGATCATAGCGGAATGAACCATTGATACCATTTACGGTAATAGTAGCATCCTGTTTGATCATACCTATATACATAGGCAGAGGATAGTTTGTAATGTTAGAAAACAACTCAAGCATACCCAGATGGTTCTTATCCGGATCTTCGTAGTACCAATCTTCTAAAGAGCTAAGATCGTGTTCTACGATACTTTGCTTAACGACTTTAGCGTCGGTATATCCAATCACCGTGTCACCATTCATGGTGGCCGGGAAATTTTTTGTTAAAAGTACATTAGCCATGAACGAAAAAATGTTTTAATTTTTAATCTATACTGATTTCATCGAACTTCACACCTTGAACTTGATCACCTCTATCATCTACCGGAGCCACCCTCTTATCTTTATTTGTGTGGCTGATGAGCTTATAAATTTTCTTTTTCTCATCAACTACAGCTTGATTCGACTTCTGTTTTATGAACTCTCCTGGGTTCATAAGAAACATAATCAAATCTGGCGCTTCTTCCGGATTCATCATCATCTCCCTTACCCTATTAAATGCTTTGGTAATTCCGGGATTCGATTCAGAAGGTTTTAGGGCGAAATCAAGAGCTTTAGATACCATAGTGTCATTTAGCTGATACTTTGCCTGGATAGAAGACTTAAGGTCTTTCTTATACCTTCTAAAATCTTCTGCATCCTTCGCCTTCTTTTCGGCAGCCTCTTTAGTACGTTGCTGGATAATATCATCCATTCTCTTATCAAGCTCAGCCTTATACTTTATAGCCTTTGCTTCAACATACTCTTCACCTTTATTGATAATGCCTTTGAAAAACTCATCAGCTTCATCTTTAGGCAACCCAAGAAGATCAACATAATGGCGAACGATCTTTATCTGATCTGCTTTGTTTTCAATGTCAAGCTTTTCTATAGGAGCGACATTCGTATCATATTGCTTAAGAATATCAACGATATTCGCGCCGGCCTTATCAGCCTGGATAAGCTTCTTAGTAATATCAGAAACAGAGGTAACATCTATCTTATCCTTAACAATGTCCTCTTTCTGGCTTTCAAGGACTGTGGATAATATGTCACACAACGAATCTTCTTTACTAAAATCAAGATCATTGATAGTAATCTCTTCGCCGTTTTCACCGCTAAATACCACATCTTTCAAATCGGGAATAATTCCCCTTGAAGAAAGGGCATCCAATACTTTTCTGTAATTGACAACCGGAGTCTCTACCTGATCCTGATTAACATCAACTACATTCTCTTCTCCTTTTTTATCCTCTTTAGGATCAGGAGTAGGATCAACAACCGGCTCTTCTTTAATTTGAGAACCTTCTTCTACAGGCTTCTCATCTTTTTTAGCCGGTTCATTACCATTAATAGGCAGAATATCTTCTTCCCTATTATAAACATCATCAACCGGACCGATACTAAAAATATCGTCCAATTCTACTATTCCATTTTTTTCTAATTTTCCCATACTGCAAAAATATTTAAATACCTATATTTCAGATAAAAAACTTATAAGTGTTTAATCTTCACTAAAAATTAAATATCCCCAAATTTTATTAGAGATTTTCTAATGAAATTTGGGGATATTTAATCCTTAATTCTTATTGATTCCGGCTACATACCTTTTAGTGGCGTCTTCCCTCGCTCGTTGAGCAAGCTCTTTGGATTTTAATTTTAACTCTTCCATTTTTATTCTCATTTCATCATCATGAAGTTTGGAATCGTTTTCGATCTTCTTATCCTCTATCCTTTCCTTGCTTTCTATATCAGCTTGCCTTACGGTCTGATCTGAAACAGAAGCCAGGAAGTTGAGGGAGGTGGCGTCGCTCTTGGCGTCTGCCGCCCTGCCTGCCGCCTGGATCTTCTCTTGAAGTATCCTGTATTGACCTTTCTTGTCTTCTAAAGCAAGTTCATGCTGACGTTGCTTATCCTTCTCAGCAGCTTCAGCTTGTATCTGTTGCTGGTTAAGCTGCATCTGATTCTGTTGTTGCTGCTGCATCTGACGCTCGTTGTATGCGCGAGTATTCCTTGCATTCTGTATAAGTTCCACCATAGAGTCTGATGTGAAGATAGATGCAAGATCGTAAATATCGCCTCCGGCCGTATTTAGCTGCAACATGAAAGTCTTAAATTTCTCAAGCTCATCCCTTTTCTTGGAATTAGATAATGCCTGAACACCAAGATGCCTTAGACTAAGACCGTCGGTTCCTATAGATAAAAACGCCCTGGTAAGATCACTTTTTGTGTACATTACAGAAATATCCTTTCCTTCTTGCTGGCATTGTTGAGCGACAGCCAGATGAAGATCAAGAGCGCGTTTCTTGAAGTAACCGAAGTTATCAAAGTATATCTGTGTTTGTAACATAGATGCCGTAACGCCCTGCTGGACCCCAGTGGCGGTCTCATACCTGTTGGGACCGTTAATTACTTGAGGCGTGATACCAACCATTTCAAAACACTTCATCCTCGACCATTCAGCAAGCTCCATTCTTGTTTTAAGCTGCTCTGTCTGCGACAAATCATAGACGGCAAACTGGTTGAAAGGAACACCTCCTTTCGTGTTTTGAGATGAGGTATCTAATGTCAGAGCACCTACAGACTTAGCTACATCAAGAAGATTAGCCCATATATCAGCCACATCTTCACCCAAATCCTTGTATTCACTTGGAACCAGATTTATATCCCCTAAGAAGAATTTACCGATCTCCTTTTCAAGAATATTGTTTATCTGATTTATGGAGAAATTATAAAATATTTGATACGGCTGAATCCTGTTAACCATAGAAGTACCGATATATCCGGCAACGGGTAGAACAAAGTCATAGATGTTGCTATCCCCTTTTATCTGGTGATCGATAGGTTCTCCATCCAAATACAGGTTGTCCTGAGCGAGGGCACCGCCGCTGATCTTAACCCCATACCTTACCTGTGGAACGTAATCTACGAAATAGGTATTAATCTCCGGGTTCTCCATTCCCTTACTCATGGTCCTGGTAATTTTCTTAATACCATTTTCCTGTAAAAAGTCCTGAAGAAGCTCGTCGGTTACCATTTCGGTAGTTACTAATCCGGTTTCAGTTTGGTAGGTAATTACATACACCTGAGCTGGGGATACCCAATATGATTCAGTTACCTGATACAAATCACTACGAACATGCTCATCGCTCAAACTCTGGGCACGGTTATAGTAATTACCATGCTCTAAATTTGGCATGAATCTGGTTCTGTGATATTCGTTGCCATTACTATCGTATCCGGTATATGTGCCGGCTGGAATACCGTAATAATCTTCATAAGCTTTTATAGAGGCATAATCATTATATCCTTTCCAAGGTATTACCTTATTCTGATATAACATCCCTACACTCGCCGATTTGGATAAACTTACATAGCTCCCATTATCACCATTATGATAAGTACCATTGAAATTATCAGCACCCCCTATAAGCTTCTGCTTATCTTTCGCCGTAAGAAGATGCCCCCACCTTACTATAATATCATTGGCAGTATAATAATGAACACGACCAATATAATCACCGTACTGCGGATACTTGCTATCTAATGTCTTAGAGTAAAATGTATTCAACGGAGACCACCTCTCAGGCTTATAATAGTCGTATCCTACATGATAGTTTCTAAAGCAACGACCGGTAAGGAGATAGTCAATGAAATTCTCAGTATCTATCTCATCCATGTAAAAACGCCCCCTGTCCGCTTCAAGCGTATGAGAACCCCATATAACCTCGGCAGTCTTCCATTTTGTATTCATGAAATTCTCTATCTCAGGAGGGGTCATAGATGCTTTCACCTCTTGTATCTGTTGAGCATAAGCCTGCTTTTCTTCTTCGCTGGCAAAATTATTATAATCCGGATCCAATCCCCTATTTAATAACTCTTGCCTAACCCTTCTGTCCAATTCCTCTCTAATGTAATTATAAAGAAGATTTTCCTTCGTGGCAGAATACTGATTCACTTCAGATTCGTCCAATCCAACTACATTATACTTATCAGAAAGGTTGCCCAACCATCCTACAAAAGCATTTACGATCGTACCTATTATATCATAATGACGTAAGAATGATGGAATATTCACATTATCCCTTATAGACTGAACATCCTTAAGATAAGGAATTACATCTTTCAGTTCCATAAAGGATAACTTACCTTCCATCATCCTATAAAAATCCTTGAACTTCTGGTTCTCATCAAGCTGCTTCAAACCAATCAATTCAAGAGAATCCATAGTGGCTTTAAACCACTCCTTGGTTTTTCTCTTAGTCGGTATCGCCTGCACCGGCAACCCTGAAAATACTCCTCTGGCCGGAAAACCCTGATCTCTATTGAAATATTCCATCCTATTATCCTATTTTTCACAAAGATAAGGAATTTGTTCTCGTCACCTCATTTTGTATGGGTTATGTCTTCTTACCGTAAATCCTTTAACCTGCTCTGTCTTCCTACGTTCTCTCTTCTTTTGATTCTCCTTCTGAGTCGTACTTTCAGGCATGTAACCCATATCATCATAATACTTAGCCAGAAGAAGAGCGTGGCCGAAGGCTATGATACGGTCGGTGTTGGTCCCAGGACCGAAGGCTATGATCTCATCAAGAAGTTCTATATCAGGGATACGGTAAATACCTTTCTGTGTTATTTCATTACCATCATCATCATACCCAACAACAACATCCTCCCAGCAATATTGAATAACGGTATTGAAAAGCATGCGCTGATTGGGAACCGTAGGAGCCAAACCGAGCTTGTTGTTCTGACGGGCGCCAGCACGGATAATCTTACCGGCAAGACGTTCGCCATCTTCCAGCAACATAAGCTGCTTATTTCGTCTCGTAAGATAAAATTCATACATTCGGTCGGCATTCTCCATAAGACACTTGGCCCCATACGCTTCTTGAAGTATTTCACAATTCCTACAAAAATCATCAGAAGATGGAGGACGTGATGCGTATGATGCTACTATGCAATAAGCAAATGGATCGTTGATTTTTACATATCTTTTAAGTACATAAAACGAACCAACAGAATCAGTATCAGCCTTGTCAGATTTATAGGGGTCAAGCGATGAAACATAAGTGTAATCAAAAACACCTCCTTCTTCTGGCGGATCCTCATATATAACAACAGGAGAATCTATGTTACCACCTTGAAACGGATAATCAGCAAGCTGCTTATCACTAAAATTATACCCCATTTTCATGCCGTCTATCTGATAAATATCCACTGTTTTACCAGGCCTACCTTCTTCAAGAAGACGGCTTTTGTGCTTCAACGCATCTTCTACAGGGAACCTATTTACGTTCGTATTAAGGAAACAATCATCTATAGACAAAGGGAATGCCATTCGTTCCTGGACGTATAAAGCCCTATCCTTTTTGACAAGTTCGTCAAGACGTGATTTTATTATTCCAGTATTTTTATCAAAATCTGAAACTTTTATTTTTATCTTCTTAAGACCGGGAGCATTCTCTACTCCAAGATACTTATCAAGAGTCGTTTCTTTCTTTTCATACGCATGAGACATCTGGGCCGGAACAAAGCATCCAGATTTACATATACGCCATGTTGGTTTAATAACTCTCTTATTTAGAATATCATAATTCATTATAATAAATCCATATTCGTCCGGAGAGTTCATGATTTTCTGTGCATCTTGAGACTTTTCTACGTTGCCTCCGGTACCCGCCATGAGACAAACCCCCCTCATTCTACCATGCATCATATGCGCCGGCCTACCGGCAAGCCATGCTCCAAGCACCGGAAATTTACCTACCTCATCATATATAGACGTATATGGAGTTCCGCCTGCGGTCTTCAATGAGCCTCGCGTCTTTCCATCATCAACGTTAGTGATTCTTATTCTGGCATGAACATCACGTTGGTTGTTGATGTTTCTTGTACCTAAAACAACTTCTTTAGTCCAGTCGTTACCGGTCCTGTTTATAGTAAGATAAGGAGGAAGATTATCAAGTCCAAACTCAAGATACTCTCCCATATTGGCAAGGTCTTCTTTACTTGCTCCAATAACATTATGTGTCAAATTGTATGTCATTGTAGCATTACGAGCCAGAAGAGAGCTCATTATGGCCGTATTATGAGTAACGATGTAATTGGTGGTCAAAAATAAATGAGAGTCATTATCAACGGTTATACAAGTGGCATGCTCCTTTCCGTATATCGATATGGATCTTATTTTTAATTCCTTACGATTCCTTGATAGTATAAGTTTGTTCCCCTCCAATTTAGCATACCAACCTGAAGCCCAAAACATACGTTGTACAAAATTTATGACATCCATGTCAATATGAGACAACATAAGCTCTTCTTCTCCGGTTACTACGTTTCTGAAAGAACGAATGAAGTTTTCTATAAAATCTTTTTTTTGATCTATGGACGATCTTAAAAATTTCTTACAAATGTATTTATCGAAAAACATATCCCCACCATAGCCACCGAGATAAGCCGCCAGCATCGAGGCGTAGGCCGACGGCGGAACCGGCAGCTTTGCCGTAGGGTAGTTCAGGGCCTCACCTACCGGAATAGACATACTCTTATAATCTAATCCAGCTATGGCTCTAAGACTCCTAACATGCCATTTTCCGCCACGATTGACACGCCATTGATGATTACCGCAGCAAATAACATTACGACCGTCTTCGAATACGACTCTGTAGGTAGTTACTTTCCCTTGAGGATAGACACCTACGACTTCTACCAAATTCCCTTTATCGTCATATATCTTATCCCCTATAACGATATTCCCTATCATCTTTTCCCGGTCCTCAAGATAAAGTATCTCAGAATCAAGAAGGGCTTTCCCAAAACGACGGCACCCGAACATGAATATTCCTTTATTCTCTTCTTCCGCCTGCTTTAGAAATTCGGCAAACATCCATTCATTATCACGAAGCTGAGAATTTCCAGGAATACGATCATCTCCTACGTCAATCATCATTTTCCAGAAATTGATATGCCAATATAGCCAAGGATGGATAAATACACCATTTATGGTAACACCGTTAAGGAGTTTCATAGCCTCATTCTCCCAGAATTGCTTGACATCATCGTCTTGCTCTTCATAAGAATAAAGGTCATTCCATAACGGAATATCGTTACCCATATTTATATAAAGTTCTTTACTGTTAAAATTCATGACAAAACTACTTATCGAGCTTGCTCTTAGCTTCATTCTTAACAAAAGACTGAATACCTGATACTGTTTGTCCTCCTTTTAGGCTTTTCTTGTTTTTGGCAGCCTCAAGCTGATTATAGACATCCATTATTCCACACATCTTAATATAAGATTCAGTCCATTGCATTAAGCTATCAGACAAGCTCTTTTGAAACCTAAATTCTTTCTCCCTCTTATCGGAATCTTCTATTTTATCCCAAGGATTTTCAGATAGATAACGTTCAGCCTTATCTATCTGATCCCTTAGCACAATAAGTTTCCGATCTACGTAAGAAACATCATCGTTAGTCGGCTTTCTTGCTTTCATTATTAACTATTTTTAAAAAATCCTCATACTGAGACTTAAGCATATTAAACCTATCTTCAAGAGAAGATGGATCAACACGATACTTACACATGTTTTTTATTCCTTCCTCAACAGATTCTTCCTTGAACATAACAGAATCAGTATTATTGTCAACGTACATAATAAAATCCGATTCTCCGTCGTTTACTATCCTGTCAAGAACCTTCTTACTGTCATCATCTATACTGAGATCATGACCGGCATTAATAGACAACCGGTAAACTGTCTTGAGAGAAGAAGATACTTTCATTATCTCTTGTTGATACAAGTTGGTCATAAACGACTTTTCTTCTAAGTCAATAAAGTCTTCCAACTCTATATCATTTTCCTCATCCTTTTTCCTAATAATATCCTTAGTTAGCTCTTCCATCTCCTCTCCCACCTTGTCTTGTGCAGACAGTAGATGGTTGTAATAAGAAATAAGATGTTTTATATCTGAATCAAAATCAATCTTCTTCATTATCAAGAACCTTTTTATCGTAAATAATAACGTCCATCAACTCCATTGATAAATTATAATCAGCCACTTCAAAAAGCTCGCTGTCTGTCAACGTCCTTAAAAAAGAAACAGACAATCCTCTTTTCTTTGCAAAAGATCTAAGTACGGCATAGAGAATGTCCCCGGCAGAATAATCAGGGAGATCGTCACAAGATGCCTGCAACATAGAAAATAAGGACTTCCTTTTATCCTCGCATTGTAAATGCCTTGCTTTACCACATCCGCCCATAACTTAACTTTTTTGAATTATAGTACCTTCAAAATTAAACGGAATTTTTTCCTCTTTTTGAGACCCATTTTTTTGATAGTGAACAGTCATGTGCTTTACGAATCTTCCTATTCCGAATCCTGCTGTATGTATCTCTATATTGAACTTAAAGTGACGGGAGTCTATGATATTCAAATTAGATGACGTACAACTACAAGATGTCTCTGATGCTGTTATCTTCATATCATTCTTCGACTCAAGAACAAATGAAAACCTTATACTGTTCCCTTTTTCTACCGGTTCAAAAATGATTTCAAATGATTTACCGTCTTTAGAGAGGTCAATATTATATTGCTTGTCATCTGTAGAAATAACATTAAATTCATCAGAATCCATTGTAATAAGTTCTAACCTGTTCCATCTTGACTTCTCATCATAAAAATCAATAGAATACTGACGATCCATCCACGAAGGACGGGGAAGCCCCTCCCCAAGCGCACACTCCTCTGTCTTGCTCCAGGCCTTCTGCTTGATGAAGCACGTACATACCGAACAACGATTTTTACCTATTTTCTTGCTTACGTACAAAGAAAGAGGAAGCATAGAGTTAGGGACGTTCTTGGTATTGAATTTACATCCTTCACACTTTTCAAGACGTTCCTTGTACCAATCAGGATAATCTTCTTTTTTTCTTGGAAGTTTTTTTAATATCGTATCCATAAAAGCATCGTATATAACTTCCGCTTGCAAAATCTTTTTCATAACTTATCTGTTAAATTCCTGTTCTTGAATATTTTGTATTTCACTAAAACTATGACCCTTACGAGATTTAAAGATAGATAATTTGTTGTGTTTTATCAACATATCCCCACCTTTTATCTCACCTGAGTCATAAGCATCCTTTATCATCCTTATCTTAATATCAAGGCACTGAAGTTCTTTTTCCTGATACTTAGATAATTTTTCTACCTTGGATTTAAGACGCTCAAGATTGTGTTTGCGCCTCTCCATCTCATGAAGGTTACAAACCATATCGCCTACATACGGGAACGATACAGACACGTTATCTGTGTACGTACATAAGTTATTGGCATAAGAAATACTGGCTCTGAAAACGTCACGTATTTGGTTTCGGTCGTAAACGCTCCCGGTCTTATCCATCACATCATCTATAATATGTGACTCAAATGATATAGGGAAATTATTCTTCGCCATCGGCTTCAAAAGTTTTTTTTCTGTAAAATAAAGAAACCAACGCACATTGATCTCTTGAACCCTCCAATACAAAAAGACGGCGCATGTTCTCTATATCCGGGCACAAACACCTGGTCCTGTAATTCCCTTCACGGTCAATCAAAATACCACGCTTCTTCATCTCCGTATCCAAAACCGATACATATTGAAGATCGGTACTGAAACAATGAGAAAACTTCTTCTTCGTCTCATACGAATATCCAAACACAAAATAATAGGCAAGAAGATTTAAGTGCCTCGCATCTATGACATTCTTCTCATTGCCGGAAGCCATTAAGTATCCGTTATAAAACAGAAGTATCTTCTTCGCCATATCTACCGTATTGGAATAAGGTACTAAAAGCCTATAAGCCCTATTACTAACATCTTTATTATCACTTTCTTTCATGAGATTATCGTTTTGATACAAAGATAAGTATTAAGGATTTATAAATTTAAAATTAACGTATTTTATGACAATAGATTCAGGGTTTGTCCCGATATTTGCACTGTAGCATTAAAAAAATAAGATCTTGTTATTTGATATTCATTATTTATTTCTATATTTGCTGTACGTTACAGATTAGGAAATAAATAACGAATGATAAAAAAAATATTAATCGTCTTTCATTGTTTGCTTCTCAAATCTGTAACGGGGTTTTGGGGTTTTCCGAACGAAAAAAGACATGAATCGGATGGATATCCCCAAAAATCCATCCGATTTTTTTTTGTTACGATATTCCGTAAAGCCCCTGCTTTTAAGCAGGGTATCAATGATTATTTTGATCATTTATGTATTTTTTTTTAATAAATATACTTCGGAAGGGCATTTCCGAATTGGAAAGCAAGAGTAATTCCAACGATAGCAATATCTGGGTTTCTTGCGTTTGTATCCAAGAATCCCATTTGCTTTAGCGATGGGAGTATGTCAAAGATTATGAAGCTACAATTAGGTAGAAATATTAACATAAGTCTCAGACTTTTGGAACAGTGGTCAGATGATTTGCTGTTCATGGAATTGTATGCTTTATACTGTATGATAAAAATCTCCCGACGGGATTCGAGAATAAGATTCAAAAACCAGAAAGATCTTCTTCATAAGCTTGGAATCGGGTATTCGAAGTTCAAGAACATGACAGGACATCCGATGTTTAACGAACTGTTCCGTATGACGGATAGTACGTTCGTCGCAAGAAGGTATCGTGTTAATGGCGTACAACTTACTCTCGGATGTGGAAAAGTGAATCTTCCAAAGAATAGGATTTTAATTAAGATAAAGAAAAATGAAATAACAAACCATGAAAAAGTCCTTGACAGGATAAAAGAGGCGATGTTTGTTAATTTAGTCAGAAACAATGAGTCTGTACTGAACAGTGGAGAGACAAACTCTCAGGCTGATGTCGTAGACGGAAGCCACTCGTATTATGGATTAATTGATTCGACGATAAGTAATAAAACAATTGCCTTGTATTTGAATGTAGGACTAACAAAAGCGAAAGAGATTGTCAGTATGGCGATACAAGACAAGCTCGTAAAAAGGTTCGAAAACGTACAATTTATAACATACGTAGATAATCCTCGTGCTTACATTGAAGCAAACGAACATAACTACCCAATAGGTAAGCTGATTCCTGTATATAGGCACGGAGCTGTTTTCTGGCAAATAGCAAATACCTGGACCTTGTATAAAAAAGGAGCAACAAACAGATGGTATTTTGGAGAGAAGGATATAGAGAAAGGAGAAAAAGAAAAAGTGAGTAAGAAAGACGATTTCAATTTCTTCTTAAAAGACAACACTCATATCCTACGTTTCTTGAATGCAGAAGAAGTTGTTTCAGAATATGGCGAAATCCTTGGAATAGATCGTAAAAAGACAAAAGAAGAAGAAGCAAGATCATTGGCTTCTGTTATGGCTAAAGAAGCGCACAAAGACTTCTGGGACGGATATGAGCGAAGTACACAAAACCAGATTGTAAGAAAGTACTATCGCGCTATCATAGCAGAAGATAAGAAGCGCAGAATGGACATGTTCTTAAACCGTCTTAAACAATCATACGACAAGGTTAGTGGGTGGAGTAAGGAGAAGATAGCCACAGTAAAAGCAGGCCTGGCTGATGCGGAAGCCTGCTGTGCTGAGGTAGGGACGTCCGTTGCCGGTGTCTGCGGTAGAGTAAGTAGGAGAATGAAAACCTATAACAATACCGCTCCTGACAAAAAGGCAGGTTTTAATGAGGTACGGGATATGTATGCTGAGTTCGCCGGCGAGATGGCTAAAGCGGTGGGATCGGTAAGCGAAGACATCTATACGTATGTTAAGGCAGAACAGTTTAAGGAAAAGATAGAGAATATGGATATATCTATCCAATCATTACCTAACATTAATACAACAGTAGACAATGATAAAGAATTAGATGGTGAATCTGTATTCAAGGATATACCATTTGAAGAGCTATCATTCTATAATGATACCTATCTTTATCCTATATCTCAGTATTCATCATTGTAATGTTTGGTACTTGAGAGAGGGTCTGTTCTTAGTAGTCGCCGACAGAGCCGAAAAACGATAATCTCGTAGAACATCGACGGAAACACCCGTTAGCCACCACTATGCCATAACCATATCTATACGAAATCATATTACTGTCTGATCTAAAACTACTTATCCAACTTATTATTTCTTTTTAATCCTAATTAATTCATTTTATATTTTAGGTTTTATTTTATTTTCATACTTTTGTTTTGTAGAACAAAATCAGAAAAAAGATGGCTATAAGTTACGACAAAAAAATCATGGAGTGCGTTCTTCGTTCAGTTATGTCCGAAGGTAATGTCGCACAAGGAAAGGCTATTAAGTCTATTTGTAAGTCACCAAAACCGCTGTTTATAACCGGTAAAGGAGGAAGTGGAAAAGCACAGCCTTTGTATGCTAAAATTTTAACGCCAGATGGTTTTAAGAATATGGGGGATATAAAGGTTGGTGATAAAGTTATGGGCGCAGATGGTAAACAACAGACTGTATTGGGTGTGTATCCACAGGGAATTAGACCTGTATATAAGGTAACTATGAATGATGGTTATTTTACATATTGCGATGAAGAGCATTTGTGGTCATATAGATTATCCAGTCATTATGGTAAAACTCCATTTTCGAGATGCAGTACACTAAAAGAAATTATAAGTACAGGTATCAGGAAGAATGTTAAAATAAAAAATGGTGAAAAACAGCCGTTAAGATATGAAATTCCAGTGTGCCGACCTATAGAATATGAAGAAAAGAAATTTTCTATACATCCGTATGTATTGGGAGTTCTTATAGGTGATGGGAGTTTAAATGGTAATATGGCTATTTTTTCTTGTTCTGATTCTGATGTAGAAATAAGAAATAGAGTAGAGTCATTTCTTGGAGAAGATTTTCTATTGAGTAAAAAAAAGGAACATCCAGCCATCACATGTCCTCAATACAGTGTGATTCAAAAAAATCATACAAAAGGTGGTGGGTTTATAAATAGGATAAAGGATTTAGGACTAAATGTTACGTCTGGGTATAAATTTATACCAGAAGAATATAAACTTGGCAGTATCGATCAGAGAATGCATTTGTTAAATGGTTTAATGGACACCGATGGAACATGCTCGAAAGAAAGAAATAGATTGACGTATTCTACTACAAGCAAGAGATTGGCTGAAGACATTGTTGATCTTGTACAGTCGTTAGGTGGAATAGCTAAGATAAATACGCTTTTTAGACCTGATAAGAAATACGTGTATGAATATACCGTAAGAATAAAAATGTACGATAATGTATTTACATTAAAAAGAAAAAAAGAAAGATATGTTCCTAATCCGGCAAGAGTTTCAAGGTATATAGAAAGCGTGGAAAAGGTAGATGATTCTGAATGCGTATGTATAAAAGTATCAAATAAAGACGAGTTGTATATAACAGATAATTATATTGTAACTCATAATACTACTTTCCTTAAGCGTATTATACCGGCATTAAAAAATGCGGTTGTTGTAGCTCCTACAGGTGTTGCTGCTGTTAATGCAGGTGGTCAAACCATTCATTCATTTTTTAGAATAGGAATGCAGCCGTATATACCTGAAATACGAAAAGGTGCGTTTATGGATAACTGCGAATATAAATTCAACGGAGGTTCGGAAAAGATTTTACAGAATATAAAGTATCTTATCATAGACGAGATTTCTATGGTTCGCCCTGATCTTCTTGACAACGTAGCTGATATACTTCGTCATGCAAGAGGAGACAAGGACCCGTTTGGCGGCGTGAAACTTATTATGGTAGGTGATTTATTTCAACTTCCGCCAGTAATTAAGGAGGATTTTTTTAGAGAAATATACGATACATCTTACTTCTTTAGCTCCAAGTCTCTAATGGCTTCTGGTATGGAAATGGTTTCTTTTGAAAAAATATACCGTCAGAAAGATGAGAAGTTTATTAGTGTCCTTAATAAGGTGCGTGAAGGGCAGATGGATGATGATGTATTTGATACAATAAACAGCAGATGTATTCAGTCTGATAATAATCAAGGATATGTTGAGATTGTAACTACCAACTCAAAAGCTACGGCTATTAACGAAATGAGAATATCATCGTTACCAGGCTCTTTAATAAAATTAGAAGCTGTTATAAACGGTGATTATCCTAAAGATGCTCCGGTTGAAAAAACTCTTTTCTTGAAAGAAGGATCAAGAGTTATGATAACAAGAAACGGAGGAGAGTACTTCAATGGCTCTCTTGGTACTGTATTATCTATAAAAAAGGGGGAGATTGAAGTAGTCCTTGATAAACCAAAGGATGATGAGCATACTAAGGTTGTTATAACACCATGTTCGTTTGAGAAAGTAAAATACGTCAGAAACGGATATAAGATAGAATCTGAAGTAGTAGGAGCTATTATTCAGTATCCTATAAAAATAGGTTATTCTATCACGATCCATAAAGCTCAAGGCCTGACATTGGATGCGGCTATGATGGATGTATCTAATTCTTTTGAAACAGGACAGCTATATACGGCTCTTTCAAGAGTAAAGTCTCTTGATGGATTATATCTTCGTCAACCTATTCCTAAGACGGTAAAAACCATCGATCAGGTGGTGATAAACTTCTATAAAAAGACTCTTGGTAATGGAGGTATTGTGAAACCGGTTCCAATGGAAGAGCTTGAAAAGTCAATGATTAATTTGTCAACCGGATCTGAAATAGATTTTGCAGAGTTTAATTTATAAAAAAATGTAGTTATGAAAACAAAAGAAGAAAAACAAAAGAAGTTTGTGACAGAATTTGAAATCAATGGAGAAAAGTATGGTGGATATATTTATGCTACAACTTTTTCCGAAGCTGAAGATTTTGTTAGACAAAGAAAAGCGACAGAGAAAGTTGTAGGTGGTCCGTGTTTAGAACAAGAAGAAATTAATCGTCTTTATAACCATTCCTCTTAGAATTTTTAATGATTCTTGTTTGTTGGCATAACCTTGAGATGGTGATACTATAGTATATAAGTACCTAATAAGAATATGGCAAGAGTAGATAAAATATTTCAAGACAATTTGGCTCTTATAATGAGCCAGCCGTGGGAAGAGGTAAAGCGACCGGTCTACGGTGACGGGACAGGCGTCAAGGTGAAGCGCATCCTACAAGTATGTAACCAGTACGATCTTCGTCGGGAATTTCCTCTTGGTTCACTTAGACCTACTAATCTTAAAAACTCCATAAAAGAAATATTGTGGATTTGGCAAAAAAGATCGGTAGACGTCAAAGATCTTGGTCTTCATATCTGGGATCAGTGGGCTGATGATAATGGAAAGATAGAAGGATGTTATGGAGATATGGTGAACAGACATGTTTATATGGGAACCGGAAAAGCTCCAGATGGTATGACAGATATCCATGATGGTCTTTACGGTTTTCTTAACCAAACAGATTTAATTCTTTGGTCACTCAAGAATGATCGTTCGTCAAGAAGAATAGTAGCATCCATGTTCGATCCTGAAACCAATGGACTAAAACCTCTTCAAGAATGCGCGTTCCAGATTAATTTATCTGTTAAAGGAGATGAGTTGTATATGACGCTTTATCAGCGCAGCCAGGATATGATTACAGCTTCTTACTGGAATGTAGCTCAATATGCGGCGTTGATGATGATGTTTGCTCATGACGCCGGGTTAAGGCCCGCAGTTTTCACTCATTTCATCCAAGATATGCATGTGTATGACCGTCACGAAGAACAGGCAAACGAGCTCCTCCGTCGCTCTCTTTTCGGCCCGGTTCCGCAGGTTACTATCTCGTCTCGTATGGAAGGGAAAGGATTTTATGATTTTGTAGCTGATGATTTTGAGGTATGGAATTATGAACCAAAGGAGCAAATCAAATTTGAGGTTGCGAAATGAAAATAAGCATAGATAGAAGAGCCAAAATGATTCCTATTATGGAAATCAGTTCCGGCGATGAAGTTAATATCGGAGGTTTTGATTATGTTGTTGAAAACATACTTCCGTGTAGGAAAGGATCTTATGATGCGTATGGAATTAGGTTGGTCATGTCTTCTTACAAACATGGCCAACTTGTAAGAAAAGTAGATAGTGTTTTTTCTATCGATTCTATTTTAGTATTTCTCCCTAAAGGAGATTCTGTTGTAGTAGAGTGCTCTTATAGAGAACTTGAAGAATATTTCCCTAAAATATAGTGTAATGACAGGCGAAGAAAAATGTAATAGATGTGAGCAGTTTGGACCAAATGGTCTAACTGATTATCCATGTAAAAGGATTCCATCAAGGAACTGTCCTTGGTTTATAAAAATATCGGATAAGAAATATAAGAAGATTCTTGCCGATAGGGTGAAAAGAATTAAGGAGAATGAGAAACTTAAGCAGGAAATGATGAAAGATCAGGATCTTGTTGAAGAAGTAAAACAAAACACAAAAAAATTAATGCAATGAAAAAGAAAAATATAAAACCAGAAGAAGTGGAAGTCGTTATTCCTAAAGAAGTAGAGGCTATTAACATATGTGGAGATATCAATAGTTTTATAAAACATATTATATATGTCAGCTTGGATAAGGTGAGTAGTGATAGGGCGTTTGTTAATAACGATGTTCTGTATATGGTTACATACGCATCTATAAAAGGTGAAAATATACCTGTTGGGGTATTAGCAAAACAAAAAGAAGCTGAAACAGAAGATATCGCTATGCCGTTTGAGGATATTGGAAGGGACGTAAATGTCGTGTATCCTATTGAGATAGGAAAGATGTTTAAAGGATTTTACATTCTTGGTAACGGTGCTGTGGCTATTGATTACGAACTTACAGACAATGGCGGTTTTGACAATGATGACGGCATTGGTAAAATTGACATGAATCTAAATTGATATATTATGGTATTATATATAGCAGCAGACCCGGGAAAAGATGGAGCCATAGCCTGCATCGATCAGGATAGCAAACTAATATCAAGAATCTCCACTCCAAGAATATCAGTTTCAGGACCAGTAGACTTGACTAAAGAATATGTTTTTTGCCGGGATACGATCGTAGAAAACAATCCTGATAGGGTAGTATTTGTCATAGAGGACGTCCACGCACTGTACGGGGTCAGCACATCCTCTACAGCCTCCCTCATGGAGAACAAAGGCCAACTGCATGGGCTGTTCCTCTCCCTCTGCATGGCATTTACGGACATAAGTTGCTCCGTTAATTTCATAGCCCCTAAAACATGGCAGAAATTGGTTTGGACGCATTCTGATAAGGTTATGGAAGCCAGTAAGGTAAATACTAAGAAAACGTCATTGGCTTGCGCTAAAAGGCTGTGGCCAAACGATACGTTCGTTAAAAACGAAAGATGTAAGACAGCCCATGACGGTATAGTTGATGCGATGCTTATAGCAGAAGCAGCAAGAAGAACAATTTAATCTATTTTAAATCATTTTAAATCCAATTAATTCAAAATTAGATTTTAAAATAATACATTTGCAGTGTTAGATAATCATAATCGTAGGTTTTAAAAAATGAAAGTAAGAGTTCCTGGCATACTAATGAATGAGAAACTTTCAAACATTTCAAAGATGTTTGATAAGGTTCTAAAGGATTGTGTCACATCGAATATAAAAATTACTTTATATTTTGATCATATCCGGATACAAGCCATGAACGAACGTATAACATATACGGATGATATTTTCGATGTGAATACTGATATTTCTTGTGACCATAAGTTTTCTCTTTTAGTAGATGCCGGGACTCTTATTTCGTTTTTTAAAAATCATAACCAGGATATAGAGATAGAGATTAAAAACGATTACAGTATCGTTTTTAAATACGATAGAGGATCTTTTTCTTCTACTTGGATTGAGGATAAGGCTTTCCCTGATTTCTTTTATCCTGTAGGTGACGGTATTCGTGTTATGAGCTCGTCTTTCATTCAGTCTATGAAAAGATCTTTTGCGTTTGTTGGATCGGATGAATTTAGACCGGCTATATGCTCGATTCTTCTTAATGTGAAGAAGGACTATATTGACATTGTTTCTACTGATATGTTCCATCTTTTTATAAACAGGAAAGAGTATGCTAATGCAGTAGAAGAAAGGTCGATTATGTTAAGTGAGGTCGCGGCTTCCATCTTATACCGCTTTCTGTCTGATAAGGATACGGAGATCAGTATTTCTACAGATGGCGTTAGGACGTTCTTATGCTTTGATAATGTGATTATATCGGATATGAACGTAGAACAACAGTATCCTAACTACGAATACGTATGTAACAAATTCGAAAAATCTTCGAGTGTTAAGTTCGACAGAGATTTGCTTATATCGGTTCTTAATTCCATGACTTTAGTGGATAATGTTGTCAATGTTAAGGTAGATAAAGAAAACGGCATAACGGTAATGTCTGAGGATTTTGGAAATAGAAAAAAGATAATGGAATCAATGCCTTTTAATGCGCTTGAGGGCCCGTGTTTTAATTTTTCTATCGGTAAGGAAAATATACTGTCTTCCGTAAAATCACTTATAAAAGGAGATACTGTCATGGATTGGTCTGATCAGTATAAGATGATAAAGATGTTCAATCCTAAATACGAATCAACATACGTATTAAATCAAACATTGTATAATCTATAAACAATTAATAATATGGCTTTTAGAGAAAACAGAAGTTTTGGTACAACTTATTATTTGTATATTAATTCAGATGGTAACTTGTATGAAAAAAGTAACGAACCAAAAGAAGGTTTTGTTCAGCACATAAATCCTAATAGCGGTCAGCCGGCGGGATATTGGAAAGAGTATTATAATGGAGTAGTTGGATACATTAACTACATCGGGTTAAAGTCAAGCTCTTTCTCTAATGGAAATACTGTTACTAATTTCCTTATCGTATTAAAAGATTACGGGCTTAATGAAAACTATTGTATTTCCATACCTCTCGTCAATCAAAAAGGAAATATCAAGGGCTTTGTTAAGAGCTTCGTAAAATACTACGAAAACATCGATTTCAGTCGTGAAATTTATTTCAATGTCTTTAAGAAGAAGAAAGATGACGAGTTTGGATCTTCGGAACTTATTATCGCATATGCCGGAGTAGACGGAGAAAAAGATCAGCTTGTTGAACGTTTTTATAAAAAAGGCGTAAATGGCTGGCCTGACCCTGTTGAAGTTACGGGATTTGATGGCAAGAAAAGCCTCGATTATTCAGCTCAAAACAACTTTACTTATCAGAAGATTACTGAATATTCAAACAGGTTCAATGCTTCTATTAAAGATATCAGAGCAGGTATAATGGCTAAATTAGGTTTAGGAGGAAATACTCAGCAAGAGCCTACAGCCCCTCAGACTTATACCCAGCAGCCGGCAGCGCCTCAACAGGTTCAACAACCCAAGTCTGTTCCGAGTGCTATTCCGTATCAGAATTACCAACAGCCTGCTCAACAGCCTGCTCAGTATCAGGCCCCGGCTCAGCCGGCTGCACCTGCCCCGGCACCTACTACAAGGAGCACCAAGCCTCAGCATCAGACGCAGCCACAGCCGCAAGCACAGATGCCGAACTTCCCTCCTATGGAAGAAGATGACCTTCCATTTTAATATAAACATCAGCCCAGGAGAATAACATCTCTTGGGCTTTTAAAGATTGTGTAGAATGATGGTAGAAATAGTTACAAGATTTCCCCTTATTAAACTTCGTAGGAAAGTGACAGAAGAAAGGATTATGGCGAAGCATGGGGATAAATTATGTATGATCTACTCAGAAACCAGAGAAAAATATAAGCAAGGAGATGAGTGGGTCGATGATCCTAATGATGCAGACATAAGTACTTTTCGTGAGTGCTATGAATCAACTAAGGATATAAAAAAAGAAGGTATTGTTTATTGTACTATAAAAATATGATCATGGACAAGTTAGAAGATATTGAAAGACTTCTTTCTGAAAAAGAAGATAGCAAGAAGGATACTGTTTCTGAAAAGAACAACAAACATAAAAAAGAAGATAAGGTCGTTAATAAAATACCTGAATCGTATTTGACTACAGGTTATCAGAAGACTGTGCAGGTAGGTATTAAGAAACTTTATCCTGATGTAGTGGTACCTGAATACAAACATGATGGAGATGCATGTTGTGATATTCGTGCATATAGAGTGGTGAAGATGGTGAATGACATGGGAGTGGAAATAGATGTTCCTTCCGATTTTGAATCAATTACCTTATATCAAGGTTATTCTGTTAGAATCGGAACCGGCTTCAAGTTGAATATCCCAGAAGGATGGTGTGCGAATGTAGAAGGAAGATCAGGATTCTCTTTTGACGAGGGAGTGGTAGTTACTAACGCACCCGGTAAATGCGAATTTACCTACAAAGGAGAGTATATGGTTAATCTTACTAAAATCAATAAAAAACCGACCGTAATCCATAAAAACGATCGAATAGCTCAGATGGAAATAGTTCCACAATACAAAATGGTATTGGAAGAGGTGACAGATATTGAGGTAGAAGACGGAAATGAACGTGGAGAAAAAGGTCTTGGTAGTTCTGGAGTTAAGTAATGTTTAAATATTTTGAAAATGAGCATGTTGGGTTTTACATTCATCACAGACAGCAAGCTGTCAATGTACAGGGAGAAAGCTATTAAATCCGAAAATCTTGCAAAAGAAATTGAGGAAATGCAGGATAAGGCTGATTTTTACAAGGAAAGGCTTTCAGAACTTAAGTCAGATATAGCTTCAAAGGATAAAGAGATTTTATCTATTGGCAAAGATCTTTCTGAGTCTAAGGAAAAGATTGACGCCTTGAAGGGAAATCAGAAAAAGCTGATAAAAAGCGTCAAGAAGAAAACGGAAGAACTTGATGCTGTCAATGTCGATCTTGACAAAGCTAAGTCTGATCTTGATGAGGCTAATTACAAAATCAGTAACTTGGAAGAAAAGAAAAACAGTATATCATATGAATTAAAAAAGAAATCAAATGCGTTGATTGAAGCCAGGATCAGAATCGGAGATTTGGAAAACGAGGTTTCGGTTGGGTCCAAAACAATACAAGAGTTAGAATCGAGGCTGAAATTAATGCAAGTAGAATTAAGAGGCTACCAGATAGGTATAATCGGTAAAGACAAAAACGATGCCGCTGAGCCGGAATTGGATAAAGATGAGGAGGCAGATAAGGATGTGGCAGAACCAGAGAAGTCCGATGTTGTTCCTGAGACGGATGTGATTCAGGAAGAAGCCGGTGATATTGTGGAGCCCGAAAACGAAGCTGAACGAGTAAAAGACGCCAAAAAGAAGTAGGTATTTTAATCCTTTTTATATTTTAATGTTTGCCATATTATGGGTTAGTACTTAACTTTGCGTTGAGAGAGTTTTTAGGATAATTATTGGTTAATATTTAGCTGTTATATGCAGGCGTCTGTGAAGGCTCCTGCATATTTTTAAGGTCCTGTAGCTTAGTGGTGAAAGCAGGCGGCTCATAACCGCAAGATCGTGGGTTCAAATCCCTCCGGGACCACTGTCCAATGGTGTAGTGGTAGCACAACAGATTTTGGTTCTGTTAGCGGAGGTTCGAATCCTTCTTGGATAACGATTAAGTTTTTGTGGAAATGTTAATTATCTCGGTGTTTGCGGTGTGTGAACATAGCAAACATTAAATAGCCTGGTAGTTAAACGGATATAACAAAAGTTTCCTAAACTTTAGTTCCGGGTTCGACTCCCGGTTGGGCTACATGGCTTGTTGGATGAGTGGTTTAGTCAGGGGTCCGCAAAACCTCGTATGGCGGTTCGATTCCGCCACAAGCCTCTAAAAAAAGTAAGACAATGAACTACCCAGAGCAACAAATGCTTAAGATCCTTAATAGGGATCTGTTAAGTAATCCGATGTATGTTATTAACAATCTTCATATATATGATTGGGAATCTGACTTCCTGGCCATAACAAGATCATTGTACGCTTATGAAGTAGAGGTCAAGATGTCTAAACAAGATTTCTTTAACGACTTCAAAAAGAATAAAAAACATAATGTTCTTAAAGACGGCATTATTAAGGTAGGTGGTGTCATAAGCTATCCTCCAAACTATTTCTATTACGCCTGTCCTCCTAATATGATTGACGTAAGTGAAGTTCCGTCTTATGCTGGTCTGATTTATGTCGATGTTAGTAAAAATAGGAAGAACGTCGTTAAGGTCGCACCTTTAATTCATAGACAGAAGTTTGATGTAGTGGGTAGGAAACTGGTGGATAAGTTTTATTACAATATGCTTACTTGGAAGAAAAGAGCTATTTCAAACGTGTATGCTGACCCAGCCAAGGAAAGAGAGAAAGGCGTGCGTGCCGGGGCTGAGGCTGTGAGGAAGTCGGCCTGGGATGCGTTCAGGGCGCAGTGCCCGCACATTGCTTTCCCCTATGGAAAAGAATTTCCGATGTGTGACGATCACGAACAAGATCATCCCATGAGAGACTGCATACTTCAGTGTGAAAAAGGTAGAATATTTAAAAACAAATTAAAATGAGTACCCCACGTGAATTAAGCAGGATAGCTAATAGGATAGCCGGTAAGATGACTGATGACGGATGGGTTAGCCCCGGTAGGAAGAATCTTGTCTCTGATAAGAAGGTTATGGAATTAATAGATTTGATCTTTAATGAAATATGGAGGGAATTAGATGACGGGAAAAGAGTCCATATCAGAAAACAGATGATTTTAAAAAAGATTTTTGTCAGTAGGCAAAAAGATAAATACTACATACAATGCATAGAAAAAAGGGACGCCAAATAGACGCCCCTTTTCTTTTTCTGTAAGTAATTGTTATTTCATTACTTTCCTTACCAACTTAGAAACAGCTTGCGTGATAGTCCACCTGATGTTTGCATTAACATTGATAGTCTGAGAAGTACCGTTTGCATCCAAGTTAATTACCTCCTTGTCTATCTCCAAGAACGGATCACCTGCTGTCTGGGTAATAACCGTATTAGCTGTCCGACCACCAGCGGCCGTCACCTTAAGAGTATTTACCAGATCGTTTATAGTAGTGTTCGCTGCAATACCGGAGAATACGATACTGAAAGCAAAGCTCCCTGTTGCACCAGGGTCGTTGGCAATAACAGCTCCGTTGTTGGTAGTCTTGCCTGCCGCCTGATAGGAGGTAGGTATTTTCAACGTCAGAGGATGAGTTCCGTCCGGAGTTAAGGAGAACGTTAATTTAGTTGAGTTACTTGTACCGTTGATCGTTACAGTACCACCTCCTTTCCCTACAGATGCAGTAGGATTTATTTTTACAAACTCAGCTGCCGCAGCTTGGTTGATGGTAACAGCTTTCTTAACACCGCCTGATTCGGCACCAAATTCTACTTGTTGCGTGCGCTGTACACGACCTTCGTATTTTTCACCTGATACGGTGACTGCCTGATCACCGTCACCTGATCCCGGATTGAAGGTTACAAAACCTATTTTCAATTCTGCCATGACATAAATAATTTTGTAGTTAATTAATATCTTGACAAATATAGATTTATTATACGAAAATCATATTATTCATATTCATAAATTAAAAGTTATCTTTATCCCAAAATAAGACAATTATGAGAAGAAGATTTTTTGACAAAATAGGGGGCGATCTCCCTACTGATAATTTTATGGTTTTTGATAAATCTGTATCAGATCCTGCTAATATAACAATAAGCGAAGACTTCGATTTTTTATATAGGTTGATTACCAGTGGCTTCTATAGAGTTCTTTGCAAGAGCGCTATGGGAGGAGGAGAGTCGGTACCGGTGCGTGCGCTCTGGCCTCGGACCTGCTTATGGGGAAGGTGCCGGCGATCGTCCGGTGCTTATCAGACTACGATGTGTGGAATAAAGAATCCGGTTTAGGCTGGGATACGGTAGTAGCCGTCCAGTATGCCTTGAGATCAAAAATAAGACTCAATGTATTGATTGCATTGTCGTATTTATATGATCACTTTAAAGAAAATATGAAAGACAATGAAATTGATCTTATTTTTTATGATCTTGCCAAAGAAGGACGTGCTATAATTAACTACATGGCTGGTAAAAACGAAGATGAGGTAAGTAGGTGCTCGTTCGAAGCTTACGTAGACGAGGTTAAGGTCGTGGCGATGAATACCGCAGAATTTAGTTCTAAAGTATTTGATTCTCTTACACCGGACTGGTTAGACGGTAGGAAAATTAAAGCCCTGATGCCATTTTGTATCATGCCAGGTGGTAAAGTCCGGTTCTCTCTTTATGAATGCGTGGAAGACAGCGTAGATTGCTGTGAGGTAAGTAAGAGATTCGGTGGTGGAGGACATGCTGGTGCTGCTGGATTCGTTATAGACGTATCAAGTGACCAGTTTAAGGACTTCCTTGAAAGTAAAAAACTTTTATCGAAATGAAGCGTGAATTATATCAGTTCTATCCGGAAGTCTATCCTTTTAATCTGTGGATATACGTAGGAAAAGACGTATCTGGCATGGTAGAATGTTTCAATAACGATTTTAGTTACGTAGATAATAGCAAGGCTGTAACTATATCCGTTCCATACGGAGGGTGTAAATTAAATCCTAATACGGGATTTTTGATATGGTTTATTAATAAGAAAATAATTGATTTTGAAACAGTTTGCCATGAATCATCCCATGTTTCTACTAAAGCTTTTAATTTCTTAGGAGAAGAAGTAAAAAACTCAGAACCATTCTCGTATATCAATGGATGGATAGGAAGAAAGTGCGAGGAAGTAAAGATCGGAATAGCCGAAGATAAACTAATATGGAAAAGTAAATAATTACCGTCGTAAAATAAGTATGGGGAACTTTGGATAGGTTCCCCATACTTTTATGTGATGAGGGAGAGGAATGGTGAAATGTTTATGTGATGAGAGAGATATGAGAAAGATGTTTATGTGATGGGAGAGATATGAGAAAGATGTTTATGTGATGAGGGATATGAAAAATGTTTATGTGATGGGAGATATGAAAAATGTTTATGTGATGGGAGATATGAGAAAGATGTTTATGTGATGGGAGATATGAGAAAGATGTTTATGTGATGGGAGA